TCCCGGTCGTCGTGGCATCGGTCTACGAGACATTCAGCGAGGAGAATCCCAAGATGCCCGATCAGGCATTCTTGGATCGAAACCGGGACGCCCTTCTCCAACGGCTCGTCGTGAAGCTGAATTCACGTTCCGGAGCCGGGCCTGACTACTACTACGAGGTTCCGAAGGTCTACTTCGAGGGGAACACCTTCAAGATGGAATGGCTGGAGGGCAACGTGCTCCGGCTGAAGGCCACGGTGATCGTCGATCTGCGCGGGATCCTGGACAGCGTGCGTGGACTGCGGTGGAGGATGAGCGATGCTGTACGGGATCTCGTGGGCAACGGCAGCAACGGGATGAAGAAGTCGGTTCGATGAAGAAGCTGCTCTTGCAATTGATTGCAATGGTGACGGTGACTGCCTTTCTGGCCGCTACCACTGTTTCACGTGAAACATTCGGGGAGGAGCCGAAGAAGGACGAGAAGGAACTGCCCCCGGATCCAGGCGCAACGCCGATCCCAGAGGATCAGGCATGGGCCTATGGAACCACCGGGACGGAGGACTTAGAAGGGGACGAGCCTTACGAGGGCGACGTGGTGTGCGTGAAGGTTGGGTTGGGCGCTCCGAAGCTCCAGGTGAGTGGGCTGGTCCTCCTTCCCGGTGGGATCCTCATGAGCGAGGCGAAGGCGCTGCGGGCTGCTGACTACAAGATCGCGTACACGGAACTGCGGGGACTCTACTCCATCGATCTCCAGGTGTGGGCCGAGAAGGAGAGGATCTACCGGGACAACCTGGAGCGAGCCGACAAGCAGATCATCAAGCTGGACAAGCAACTGAACTCGAAGTGGAACCGCTACAAGTTCGCGGTGGGGATGGGGATAGGGTTCGGGTTGGCGGTAGTGCTGGCGATCCTCACGGTCATCATCATCGAGAAGGTGGACTGAGATGCGGAGGCTTCTGGAGATCATCGCAGAGGAATCTACTCTCGCCATCGACATGAAGGACTTGCCTCCGTCGCTGGCGAAGGCGATCAAGGCAGAGTTCGGGAAGGGAAGGCCCCGCATAACCGTGGTGCCGGTCGAGAGGTTCAAGCAGACCTACGATCCGAACAACGTGATGGAGAAGATCATCCTCGTGGACATCAACACGGGGAAGAATCTGCCGTTGCCGTTCGGGGGGAAGTTCGGGGAGTTCCACGACATCGACTCTGCGATTCCGGTGGGTGGGGCGGTCATCGTGATCAACTTCTACGGTGGGGGCGGGGGGAGCGTCCGGATCTACGTGAACCCTGGAACGATGGCGAAGATGTTGCCGCCTCCATCGACGGGCTTGTCGGACGTGGAAGTGACCGTGCTGAAGATCACGAGTGGATTGAAGTCATCGTATCGGCAGGAATACTTCGACAAGCTGGCGGGCGTGGACGAGGCGAAGGAGAAGCTGAAGGCGGGTGGGTATCTGACGAAGGCTGGGGCGATCACGACGAAGGGCGAGAACTACCTGACGGGCTTGACGGATGCGGAGAAGAAGAGGTTGGGGACCGTAGCGCAAGGGCTGACAGGAAGGTATGGACTGACCTTCTACTAGACGGAGAGAGTGATGATTGGCGAGCAGGTAATCACGGAGGCGAAGGGTGGATTCTCGAAGTCCTACATCGAGGAGATGGCCCCCGTGCTGTCCGATTTGGGGAACCGGATCTTTGCCAAGGTGAAGAAGTACACGCACTCCCCGATGCGGTGGGTGACAGATTACAATGAGCGGTCGGGATTCTCGTCCGTCGAGTTCGAGACGACCGACCTGAGCGACATCGAAGTGAAGGGGAACATGATCATCGACTGGACGGGACGGGGCGATGCTTTCGTACACGCATGGGCTGATACCACGGGAGGAGTTCGTGGTCCGACCCATGGCGAAGTGAAGGTCTACACGAAGGATCCGTTGGATAACCTTGTGAACATGCTGGTTGGCATGTGTCGGGATGCGAACCTGACTTCGGAGAGGTAGCCATGCAGAGGACACTGGAGATCGTGGGGGAACTGACCGAGAAGAAGCAGAAGCTCCTCACGGCTGCCGACAGGAAGAAGATCCCGAAGATCGGAACGCAGAGCGAGGTGGAAGATCCCATCGCCTACGTTCGGTTCTTCCATGCCTACGGGCGCGGGACGTGGCTGGTGACGGAGTTCGATGGGACAGACGAGATGTTCGGGTGGGCCGAGATCCTGCCGGGGCAGGGGGAGTTGGGGTACTTCTCGCTGAAGGAACTGGAATCGCTCGAAGCGACGGTAGGGGGGAAGAAGATTCCGGGGCTTCAGGCCATCGAGCGGGACACGTCATTCAGGCCAACGGAACTGTCCAAAGCCAGGAAGTAGAGGGTGCCGCAGTATCTCCAGACCTTGATTCGTGATACCCCTGCCAAGACGTTCCTGGAATCGAGAGCCGTGAAGGTGGCTCACTTCGATCCTCGCAAGGGAATCAAGCATGGTGAGCATGAGGGGCGGCAGACGATAGACCTGGAGTGGATCACGACGGGTCATCAGCGGGCGCACAAGTGCCAGATGCGATTCTACTCCGATGAGATCGGACGTGGAGAGCCGGTGTGGGTGATGTGCGACTGCGGGGACTTCATGTACCGGCTGGAGTACGCATTGGCAGAGCGGAAGTCGAGTACGGTGACGCAGGTACAGGCGCTTCCACCGAAGGCGACGAACCCGAAGATGAAGACGAGATTATGCAAGCATCTGCTCAAAATCATTCAGGTATTGCCGACTGCGACGGCATGGGTGAGGCGAGGTGGTGCTGGATGATCGATTGGTACTTGAAATAGAACTGGAAACGTAGAGAATAGGAAGTGCTTTTCGAAGGGACATTCCCGGAGGAACTGACGATGGATCGACTGATGGAACTGGTCGCGGAGTCCGAGGGCGATGGGCTGGACGAGGCAGGGAAGTCGCAGTACCCGTTCAAGAGGCGTCCGAGTCGTGGACCAGCGGTGAAGAAGGGGTGGAAGATGCACCCGTTCTATCACGAGCCTGCGAAGTCGGACAAGCGGAGCGAGCGGTGGGACTGTTCGTGCTCGAACTACAACTGCACCTGCACGGACGACTTGACGGACAAGACGATCAAGTTCCGGATCGACAAGAGCTACAAGAAGGAATACAACAAGGCATATCGTCAGTGGTTGAAGGGGAAGGCAGCGAGGAAGAAGGAGTTCGCTGCGAAGCGTGCGGCGGCAGCGAGCAGGGCGGCGTAACCAAGGGGCGTAGGAGCCCTTTCAGGTTTTTCGAGAAAGAGGAGAAGGACAATGATGGTACGACTCACGAGCTTGGCGGCGGTCACGAAGCACATCCCGGCCCCGTTCGACGTGGACCTTCCGGCGGCAGGGACGAAGGATCTCCCGATCCACGTGAGGGATCTCGTGGAGTACCGGAGCAATCCGGCCCGCGTGGACAACCTCCGCGAGATCGAGCAGATGGTGAAGTCGGGCTACCTGCTGATCACGGTGCTGGCCAGGGATCCCTACGACTTCGATCTGGAGGAGATGCTGCTGGGCGTCGGTGGCAGCGTGTGGAACCAGAAGGGATCGCAGGTCGTGGCGGCTCCGCTGCCCGTCGTGACGATCCTGTTCCCGCGTGCGATGCCGGGGCTCTACAGGGTCAAGAGCGTGGTCCTGGAGGGCGTGGCTGGCGGTGCGCCCTTCGAGGTGCAGAACCTCGTGGCAGGCGGCTTCGACGTGGCGTTCGGCATGATCCCGTGGGTCGGAACGATCCACTGGGAGATCGAGTACCCGGCCTGATAGACGAACGGCATGATCACTCGCCTGGGCATAGACATCCAGGGCGAGGAGAAGACCAGTTCGGAAGTCAGTCTTGGTCCTCTCGCGTTCCGGGAAGTCACAGCGGACTATAGGGACGCGGAGACATCTTCCATCGTTGTACCCGCAACGTCGTCCGACTACCTGCTGACGAGGCAGGATGGGACTGGTGCTCCTGCTGAAGTGGACTTCGTGCTGATCCAGGCAGACCGAGGGTTCGAGGTACGGGTCGGGAGCCTGGGGACGTACATCCCTGTAGAGGTGATGGGCGTGGCCGGGATCGGGCGTGCCTACTTCATGGTATCGTGCCTGGACGCCGATGGGATCTACGTGAACACGGGATCGTTGGACACGAAGTTCCGGGTCTGGGAGGCGTTCAAGGGTACTGGTACATGACCGGCATCGGCAGTCTGGTACTGGACGAGGTGCGGGAATCGGAACGGGCCGTGCGCCTGCTGGATCTGTTTTCTGCTCCCAAGGTTGCTCGTGGTCGGGACGTGTTCCGGGTCGTGAGCAATGACGGGGTGATGTGGGAGATGGAACTGGTAGGCGGGTGGAGTCGGGACGAGGATCGGCTGATCGAGTTCGAGCGTCCTCCGAAGCACAAGATCCGGATCTACGGGGAGCCTCACTACCGCAAGACGAGGGAGGCAGCGTTCGGGGATGGGACGCATGTGACCCTGTACGAGATGTCGATGCGGTACTGCGACGTGGATGCACGGACGGTACTGAAGGAGTGCGGGGTCTACAATCTCTCGAAGCTGGAAGAGGATGTGAGGGTCGAGAGGTTCATCGAGGCATACGACAGGGCCAAGACGGAGACGAGGAGGCGGTGGTTCGTTCATGCCCCGGTGGGAGGGCAGACGAAGGTGGAGCAGAGAGCGACAGCGGTAATGGGGGAGACGCTGTTCGATGACGTAGTGGTGGCGATGGGTGAGGTGGGGAAGGAGCCGAACCTGACGATGCTGTGGGACTTGGGCGGGAGTCCGGTGGCACGTGAGGTGAGGCGACTGACGAGGGGCGTGGCTGCCTGTACGTACTGGACAGATGCGATGTGTGCGGAGTTCGCTGGTGTGCTACGGGACGCGGATCCTGGGATATTGGAGAGCGTCCAGAGGGGGGATAAGGCAGCGTTCGATGATCTGGTCTACCAGTGTCGCGTAGGCGGTGAGGTAGATCGGAAGGTTCGAGAGTTCATTGAGTCGAGAACGTATCCGAGATAGCGGAGTTGTAGGAGGATGTCATGGCGCAGGAAGGTTCGGTCAAGGTCAAGGAGTGGCTTGATGCCACGGTTCGACTGGTCGTAGATCAACCGGAGCAGGTGCGGGTGGAGGAGGTGCTGAGTCCCGACAAGGGGACGAGCTACTTCTCGATCTACTGTGCCTACGATGACTTGGGGAAGGTCATCGGCCGGGAGGGTTCGAACATCAATGCGATGCGGAAGCTGGCAGCGGCGATGTGCCTGTCGCACTACCGTCGTCGGTGCGAGGTGACTGCTGACGACCCGAAGCGTAAGGAACGGGGCGGGCTACAGTGTAGTCGATGATAGAACTGTGGGGCCAGACGCGGGGAATCATCAAGCTCCCGGCGGTAGTCGTGGTAGTGGGTGAGACGATGGCGATAGACGTACTGCGCCAGGAGTTCATACTGAAGGCGGGAGATTCGGACGTGATTCGATTCACGGTCCAGGACGACACGTCGCCGGAGGATGGTGGACCCCTTCTGTGGCCTATCGACCCCACGGACCAGTACAAGCTCTCGATCAAGCTGCACGCGACCCTAGACCACGAGATGCTGTTCAAGACGACGTACCGGGCCGGGGACTTCGACTTGTCGGACATTGCGAATTCGCACGTGGGGGTCCCGATCCGGCCGCGGGACCTGCAACTGGCGCGGCGAGGGACCTACGTGTGGGAACTGGAGAACTTCCGGGCTGGGGTGTTCGGGCCAGGGACGGGGACCATCGATGTGACGGGGGGTGGGACAGGCGTGGTAGGGGCAGGAACCGCGTTTCTGGCGGAATTGGCACCTGGGATGCTTTTGGAAGTTGGGGGCTTCAGGACGGCGATTAGGCGGGTTCTGGACGATGAGCACGCTATCGTGGATCCTGGCGACTGGCCGGATCTGGTAGGGCAGGCGTTTTCGGTGGCCGATAAGAGCCTGTGCAAGACCTTGGCGGCGGGGTTCGTGACCATCGAGGGCGAACTGGCCGTTTGACAAAAAGCCGTATCCTGTTATATCTAAAGGCATGAAGGAGAGGTGTCCTCATGGAAGCGGAGAGGCTGTACGGGAACGTGACTTCGGGGCTGCTGCACCGGCTGTGCAAGGGAGCCCACGAGGTAGAGCGGTGTGAGGCATGTGAGAGGTACGACGGTGGGGAGTGTCAATGGGTCGTGATCTTCGAGCAGGCAGAGGAGGTACGGGACGATGTTTCCGACCGACCCGGCTGACGGCAAGGCTCTCTACATCCCGGAGGGGGTGCGGGTTGAAGCCTACGATCCGAGGAAGAGGCGTCGGAAGTGCGTGTGTGGTGGACGTGGGGAGTGGCGCTGGAACGGGGAGATCATCTGCTCGCGGTGCTTGGTAGATGTGAAGCTGGCAGACCAGAAGGAGAAGGTGGAGTTCTTCGTCCGGATGACGGTACTGGCAGCGAAGGATGATCAGGCCCGATGGGATCAGTTGATGGAGACGGTGCATGTGGGGGACGATCCGCCGACACTGAAGGAGAAGGGTTACTGGAACCTAGCGAACGTGATCGTGCTGACGCATCGGTTCACTCATAGGAGGCGGGGATGAGCACGGGCTACGCTGCGAGGCCACGGATCGGTGACGAGATTGTGTTCAACCGGGGCGTGGAGGGGAAGGAGCGTAGGTGGCGGGTGACATCGGTGAAGGGCGGGAAGCAGGTGGTGAGCGAGGCGAGGGATCCAGCGAGCAAGGTAGCGGAGTTACGGGCAGCAATGGGGGAGGAGTGGGGGAGTAGGTACTGGACGGCGCTACTGCGGAGCGAGGGTGGGGCGGTAGTGTGGATGACGGTGCTGGACGTGGGGCGGTACGGGGGAGAAGTCGAGTCGTTTCACCGGGAGTTGTAGACGATGGATGACAGGGCAAAGAAGCGGTTGTTCTTCAAGATCGTTGCTGGGGTACGTGACGATGGCACGGTAGACTTGTCGCACGATGGGCAGACGGTGGTTTCTCCGGCGACGTACTATCGGCTCCTGGGAGAATTGGAGCAGGACAAGAAGATCATGAAGGTGTCGCGGGGAGTGTTTGCCTGCCTGTTGCCACCATCGCGGGCCAAGTCTCCGATCCTTCGGAACATGATGGGGATGCTGGGTGATCTTCGTGAACTGGTAGATGCTTTCAACAAGTTCCAGGACTCCTACATGAATAGGTTCTGGCTGACGGTGGAGGAGTCGATAGAGCAGTGCATGGCCTGCGAGTGCTACCCGGACTGCATGACGGGCAGGAAGAAGTCCTGCAAGCTCGATAGGGTGCCTCTTTCTGGGCCGGAACTGGAAGCTGTGATGAGGAAACTGGACGGTGAACTTGGGAAGCTACTTGCCAGCGAGGAGTTATTCTCACGTGAGAATGACATCCCTGATCGATCCTATATAGATCAAGATCAAGGAAGAGAGAGGCAATTCTCAGGTGAGAATAACTCAGAGGAGAATTCCTTCGTTACAGAAAAAGAGCAGGAAGGAGGAGGTAGCAAGGGAGATGAGGTAGGGAAGGAAGGGAAAAGGGTGGATACGGATCATAGAATGGAAGAGGCCCGCGCCATCATTCGTCAGCGAATCCACGAAACGAGCATTGCTCCGAAGGAGAGGTCGGTGAAGGAGCAGAAGGGTGAGGTCTGGAAGGTCTGGACCGAGTGCATGGCGAAGGGGTGGGATGGGGTGAGCGCGGGGAAGTTGATGGGGAAGGAGAGTCAGTTGATGGTGCAATTGATTGCAGCGTATGGATTGGAGTTGACAAAGAAAGCCGTTGTGGTATATTTCGATCAGTGGGAGAACTTGAAGGCGGAAAATGCGTGGATCGATTCACCAGTCCCGAATGTTTCCCTCTTCTACAAGCTGCGGGAGAGGATCTTTCCGGCAGCGAGTGGGAAAGTGAAAATGACGGACAGGGTGTCGAAGCGCACGGCAGATGAATACGTGGAAGATGACGGGAGCGGCAACAACGGGCGATGGCCGGATCGTGAGGGTCCGAAGGCCACTTCTCCAGCGTGACCTGGAGAGGATGAACCTCCCCCAGAGGTTCTGGGAGGCCCGTTTCGCCCGGATTCAGGGAGAGGGGCAGGACGTGATTCGGAAGTACCTCTCCGATGGGACCTACATGCGGGGCGACGGGCTCCTGGTGTGGGGTGCCTACGGGGTAGGGAAGTCGGCTGCGGTCGCCGTCGTGGCGATGGAACTGCGGAGGCGTGGATACTCCTGTCTCTACGTGGAGGTGTCCGACCTGATCACGAAGATCCTCAACGGGGAGATGTTCGACATCGATACCTCGTGGCAGGAGCGTGCGAAGGAAGTGGATGTGCTGGTCCTGGACGATCTGGGAGCGGAGCATCACGACGCGGGCGGGAACATCGAGCGCATGATCGAGAGTATCTTGCGCTATCGGTTTCAGAGGCGTAAGGTGGTCATCGTCACCTGCAACACGTCTCCGATGAAGATGGGACCGCATACCGATGGGCGGGGCGCGAAGGTGCCGGGAGTCTACCGGCAGAAGTTCGTGGAGATCGTGAGGGAGGCCCTCTTTCCGGTGGAGATCCGGGGCGAGTCCTTCCGAACGGAGGTTGAACAAAAGATGGCTGCGAATTACGGGCAGTAGTTCCAGGGAAGGTCAATGGCGTCACTGGATTGGGGATACGTGTCGATTGTCCTCTCGCGCCCGTGGAACGAGATCCGCGGCGTGGAGATCGACGATAGCTTTTTGGCCGATGAGGCTGCGAGGAAAGCCTGCGAGTTCATCCACCTCTACAGGCACGAAACGGGTAAGGTTCCCGAAGTCCATCTGGTCAAGGAACGATTCCCATCGTTCGAGCATGACCCCTCGATAGAGCCTGCCTGGATAGCGCGAGAGCTTCGGCAACGGAGGACCTTCACTATTCTACAGGGTGGACTGGCGAGGGCAGCGGCAGACCTACAGCATGGCTCCACGAATGACGTACTCGAAACCCTGGACAGGCTCCAGAACGATGTGCGAGCAGTGCAGGTAGGAGCCAGTGCTATCGATCTGCGACGACTAGGGCCATCCCTTCGGGAGTTCTACAACGACATCAAGATGGGACGGATGGGAATCGAGCTTCCCTGGAAGTCCATCAACAACATGACGCGGGGCCTGTGGCCGGAGACGTTGACGTTCTTCGTGGCTCGCCCATCGGTCGGGAAAACTTTCCTGGCAATCATCGTTGCTCGCCATGCTCACCTGTGCGGGAAGAGGGTACTGATTATCAGTCCAGAGATGAACGCCATCGAGGTGGGGGAGAGGTTCTTCGCTATAGATGCGTCAGTATCCTACTCTGACGTAATAAGTGGGTGCTTGTCACAACTTCCAGGACAGGATGGACGATCAGCGGAGGAGCGATACTTCGAGGCGTTGGACTCACGGGCGGGGGAACTGGATGGTCCATACATCCTGGATGACGAGGACAAGCTGACAGCGAGTTCGCTGGAGGCAGCGATTGCCAAGATCGCTCCGGATCTGATCGCTGTAGACGCTGCGTATCTGCTCCGGATCGGAAGGGGGAGTCGGTACGACCGGATCATTGAAGTCGTGGAATGGATGAGGCACGTCAGCAAGGTATTCCATGTGCCGGTCCTGGCCACGTCGCAGTTGAACAAGGAGTCGGAGAAGAAGGGGCAGGGCGGGATGCAGGGGGTAGCGATGACCGACACAATCAACTGGGACGCTCATAACCTCTTTGCTTTGAAGCAGACGCCAGAGATGCGGGACGATGGAAAGCTGTCGATCATCCCGATCAAGGTGAGGCGCATGGCGAAGCTGTGGGGGAAGGCAGAGATCAATGTGATGTGGGACCTGGAACGGATGCGGTTCGACGAGATCGATACGACAGACGGCAAGGAGTTCAGGGATGAAGGGTTCGAGGACACCGCGTTCTAGGCGGATTAGGGTTGATGGTTGCCGCGGAAGCGGGTGCTGTCCTGTCCTGTACGTGGACAAGGACATGATACGGATCAGCGTGCCAGTGGACGAGACTACGGTAAAGCGGGGACGAATGATCGTCCAGGTGCATCCGGAAGTAGTCGAGAGGGCGGTCGAGATCCACAAGAAGCTGAAAGGGAACGGGTAGTCGATGTGGGTAGTCGCCGTCGTGTTCGTGGGGCTGGTAGGATTCACACTGGCCGTGACCTCCTCGAAGAAGGACGGGACTGCGGCGCTGGACGGTCTGCGGGCGTGGATGAAGAAGTTCAAGCACCCGTGGAATCCGCTACGGCCGCTGGGGCACATGCTCGGATGCTCGATGTGCTCGGGCTTCTGGATCGGCTTCTTGGGGACATGGCTTTTGTACCCGATCCTGTGGTCGCACGTGGAAGGATTCAGGGACGGCTTTATTCGATTGGCCGTGCATCTGGCGTCAGGGGGAATGGTCTCTCTGGCGTCGTACATCGTAGACCTAGCTCTACGCGGAGTCGAAGCAGTAGTAGACGAGAAGGAGAACGAACGTGAGTACGTCAAACGGCAACTCGCTCGCAAGCATGACAAGGCCGCCGCTGGCGGAAAGGCAGATATGGCTGCCTGGGGGGAATCCGGAGGCGAAGGATCAGAGGGAGATCAAGAGCCTGGATGACTCCACCGTGACCTACGTGATCATCACGGATAAGGGTCGTCACGTCGAGAAGAACGACACGCTTCAGCGGTTCCTGCTCTGGATCCTCCAGTCGAAGGCGCAGGAGATCGGGACGATCTACGCGACGAAGGATCCGGAAGTGATCCTGGGGTGAACAATGCCGATGCACATGCTGAAGGTGGCGCGGGTGAAGGACGTGGTTCGGGCCTGGGACATGCAGCAGGACTACGTGCTGATCGAGGACTACGGGACGCCGGAGTACGACGTGGGCTCCGTAATCTCTATCGCGGGCTCGCGGGTACAGCCGAAGATCCGGTACGGCAAGGTGCTGAAGGTGGGACCGGGGCGTAAGAAGTGGAGCAAGACGCTGAAGCGGGAGATCACGATCCCGATGGAAGTGAAGCCTGGGGACATGCTCTGCTACTTCAAGCACCATGGGACGCACACGACCTACCAGACAGAGGAAGGACTGGTGCTGCGGGTCCTGGACCAGCGGACACAGATCCTCGCCGTCATCGCAGAGCCTCCGAACGGACTGGCCTCGATGGAGGAGTTCGAGACGCACCTGCGGAAGAACTCCTACTTCGAGATGCAGGTCTAGCTTGACGAAAGTGCCTGTCCTGTTATATTCACCGTAGCACATGGACAAGCAGACCATCCTCGATATCCTGGCTGCGCTGGGAATCGACACGCACAAGGCTAAGGTGTCGGGGGATCACCTCCAGATCCTATGTCCTCTGCATGACGATTCGGATCCCTCGTTCAGCGTGCTCTTGGCCGCGGGGGGACCGTGGATGTGCTTTGGATGTGGATCTACCGGCAAGCACATGGGGGATCTGATTCGGGAGATTGAGGGGGTTCGTGGTCCGCAGGCGCGGGCGCGGGAACTGTGGAACAAGGACAGGGATGCCTACCTGCGAGCCAAGGGCATCGTGAAGGGCCAGGAGCAGGAGCAGGCTCCCCTTACCCCGGAGCAGCAGTTGGCAGCCCTGGAGAGCAGCCTGACTGCCTTGGAGTGGAAGGAGGCGCGGGGGCGGGATGATCGGCTTCGGTACGAGTACGTACCTCTACCGGAGAACGACTATCGGCTCCATGCACGTCCAGCACCGTACTTCGGGCGGCGAGGCTTTACGGAGCGCACGTGCGAGTTCTGGGGCCTTGGCGACGACCAGTCGATGCAGAGGGCATTGATTCCGATCCGGGACTTCCAGGGGACGCTAGTAGGGGTTCAGGGACGGTCCTATGCAATCAATTGCAAATGTGGACTGCCGTTCGCTGAGTGGTCGAACCATCCACGGGCGAAGAAGAACTCGGCGGGTAAGGTGAAGCTGTGTCCTGTCTGCAACCAGATCCGGCCGGTCAAGTACCTGACGACGGCGGGATTCGAGAAGTCGCTGTTCCTGTTCGGAGAGCACATGTTGGATCGGGACAACAGGACGGCGATCATCGTCGAATCTCCGATGTCCGTCCTGTGGCTGTGGCAGAACGGCTACCCGAATGCACTGGCCACGATGGGGTCGATCCCGTCCGATTACCAGATCCGGAAGATCCTGACGTGGTTCCATTCGGTGTTCCTGTTCGCTGATGGGGATCCGCAGACTCACCCGCTTATGCTTCCTGCCGGGGAGCGGTGGAGAAGTCACCTGAGCGCCAGCATGAGGCGATATCTGATCGTGAGGCATTCGACATGCCCTACGGGCAAGGATCCGGCCGACTTGGCACATGACGCACTACGGGATGTTCTTGGCGAGCCCTTGGGGGTGCGAGACGATATCCGGACACGAGCGAAGGACGATCCGGGGCGTCAGACAGTGCTCGTGTACGTCTAGGGTTGACAAATAGATAGGCTTGGTTATATTTGCATCAGTGGACATGGAGTCCACTAGGCAGACGTGTGTACGTCGAGAGGAGATCGCGCATGGCATGGTGGAAGAAAGACTACGAAGGGCCAGCGGAGAGTCAGCGGAGCGATAGCACAGGGAGATCCGGCGGCGGTGGTAACAAGGGGCTGTGGCGACTGAGGTTGCCGTTTGGGATGGAGAACGGGCGGGACATCCTCTACCTGGACGACGATCCGTTTCGCTTCTACGAGCACTGCGGGAAGGACGACAAGGGGCACTGGACGAGGTTCGCGGTGTGCCGCCGCAAGAACAACATCGGGGAGGAGTGTCCCCCCTGCGGCGAGAAGAACATCAACCTCTACAACATCGGCTTCTTCACGGCCATCGACATCAGCTTCGCGGTCGGAAAGGAGTACCAGGGCAACAGGAACTACTACCTGTGCGAGCGGAGGCTGGTGGGAGCGAAGCGTGGGAGCACGGACTACCCCGGAGCACTGGCCGATATCCATCGGATCCGGGAGAGGGAAGGACGGCTGCGGGGACTGGTCATCCATCAGATCCGGAAGGGCAAGAAGTCGCCGCAGGTGGGGGACACCTTCGAGGTCATCGAGAGGCTGAAGCCGGAGCCGCAGGAGATGTTGGACTACATCAAGCGGGCGGCCAGGAAGCTCTATACTGGTGGTGTGATCAAGAGGGTCTGCGATCTGGAGAAGGCGGCGATGCCGCCGGATAGGTGGTACGGGCAGAAGTTCGAGGGGCTGGTATTCGACCCGGCTCCCTACGAGGAGATATTCCAGCCGCAGTCGGCGGCGGATCTGGCGAACCTGTACGGGCTACGGTACGAGGGCAGCGGTGGGAGAACGCCAACCGACTCGAAGGACGATCCCTTCTTCGACTACGGGAACGAGGAGGGTGGAAGTTCACAGTCGCCTTCCGTGGAAGGCGATGGGGAGACGCCGTTCTAGTGGACGTGATCCTGGCAGGGTGGGCATGGCTTCCAATCGCGGAACTGGGGCAGTCTACCGCCGATAACCTGAAGCGGGAGTTGATCAAGACCCCGAAGGTGCCACGGGAGTACGAGCCGGAGGATGGGGTGGAGCCCGTGGAAGCGTTCGTGGAGGAGAACGGCTTCTTGGGGGTGCCACGGCAGTTCTTCATGGAGCGGGCGCAACTCCTTCATCGGATCGCGGACGAGCGCGTGGATGGGTACGTGATCAACCAGGAGCGTTGCGCGTTCCTGGGGAGCATCGGTGGGCATCCTCGATGGGAGGAGCAGACGAAGGCTCTACAGGTCATCCTGGACGCCTACAGCGGTAGGAAGGTAGGAGGCATCGTCCAGGCGGCACCGGCCTTCGGAAAGACGGCCCTGGCGATCAGAGCCATCTGTGCCATCGGACGGAAGACCCTGGTGGTAGTCCACAAGGAATTCCTGGCCGAGCAGTGGAAGCAGCGGATCGAGAAGATGGCTCCGTACATGAGGGTGGGGATCTGGCAGGGTTCGAAGGAGGAGATCGAGGACAAGGACGTGGTGATCGGACTGGTGCAAACGATTGCAAACCGGGACGTGTCACCGGAGGTAGTGCAGCAGTTCGGGTTCTGCATCTACGATGAGGTTCACAGAACGGGAGCCCGAACGTGGTCCGCCGTTCCACCTCGATTCAGTCCGAGGTTCAACCTGGGGTTGTCGGCACGTCCGAAGCGTGTGGATGGCATGGACGATCTGATCCGGTGGCTGACGGGGCCAGTGATCTACAAGGCTGCCTACGTGACTCCTGTGCCTCGTGTCCATCGGATCTCGACGCCCTACCAGCGACCTGCCTGGATCGTGAGAGTGGAAGCGCAGGACAAGGTACTGACGTACTCGACGCACCTGAAGGCGATGGTGGGAAGCCAGACGCGGAACATCCGGATCGTGGACGAGTTGGAGCGGATCCTACGAGCCCCGAATGGTCGCAAGGTGGTCGTGATGTCGGAGCGGGTCGCGCACCTGGACGACATGGCAGCCATGCTCCGGGAACGGGACATGATAGAGACGATCCCGGATCTGACCATCGGGTTCTATCACTCGAAGATCGGGAAGGAAGCTCGACAAGACGCGGAGCACAAGCGGGTCATCTTTTCGACCTTCCAGATGCTAGAGGAGGGATTCGACATCAGTGCGCTAGACACATTGGTCATGACGACGGCGCGGGCCAATGTCGAGCAGCCGGTGGGGAGGATCCGGCGTGAGTGCGTGCTTGGGGTGAACGTCACGGAGAACGAGTGCAAATACTACTGCCCTTGGAGGGCAGGAACGTGTAAGTCGAAGCCGAAGCCGATAGTAGTCGAGTTCATTGACGAGGATGTGGCGGTGGTAGTCCGGAAGATCGGTAATCGTACCCGGTACTACCGTGAGATGGGGGCAGAGGTTCTGGAGGCGAAGCGATGAACGAGGCGGCAACGACAGACCGTGACTACTTCGAGCGGTACTACAAGATGCACAAGGAATCGATCAGCGAGAGGCGAAAGCAACTCTACAGGGACAACGAGGAGTACCGACTGCAATGTATCGAGAGAGCCAAGGCCCGCTACCAAGAGAAGCGGGAGGAGATCCGGGAGAAGAATCGCAAGAGCCCCCACGTGGTCTGGCCCGATGGGCGGCAAGAGGCCGCCTTTCACTTGTCCGACTTTGCGGAGGGGATCGGGAAGCGACCGTTCACGGTTCGGAAGTGGATCCGGGAGGGGGTGATTCCGGACAGTCCGATCAAGCGGAGCGGGATCCGGTTCTACACGCAACGGATGATCGACGTGACGAGGAAGGCATTGCCGCCGACGTTTCGGAAGGACTGGGAGAAGGTACGGGTGAAGATCCATCGAGGATGGGAGAAGGCGCGGGCGTTCGATCCGGAGGCGCGAGTGGAGTCCCTGTGATGTGGTGGTCTAAGGACTGGAACGATATCCCGGTCAGGGCAGAGAGGCCAGAGCCGGGGGCTCCATGGGGGAAGCTGAAGGGGGCCATCATCGAGGTCATGAAGCGCAAGGATCGTGGACTGCCGCTGCCGTCCAGGTACACTGACTCCCCATGGATCCATGCTACGCGACGGAACCCGGACCTGGAGGCGTCGGACGAGGACAAGGTTGGGAAGTGGATGATCTTCGTTCCACACCAACAGGTTGACTTGAAGTGGGTTCTGATCGACCAAGCCCACACGGCAGGAGTGCTGGGGATCCACGCGAAGACATCGTCATCCAGGATCCAGGCGGCGAGTGGAGAGCACGTCATCTGCGTCTACACGAAGGACTGGCAGGACGAGGAGGACGTGATGCGGGTGCGGACAAAGCTGCGACGGCTGGGCTTCAACCGGACTCTCCACTACAAGCGGGACGTAGACACTAGGGCCGGGAAGTATTCTGGAAGCGGAGAGAAGGTATCCGTCTACTCCGATTGAGAACCCCCACGTTGGTTTTCTCGTAAGTGCTCGATATTCAAGCGATAATAGTTGCGCTATTCCCTTGACAAAAACAAGGGACGTGTTATATTCATATCATGACGGAGGCGAGGATGAACGAGCGTAACGACAGCCCGATGGGCGCGGCGATCAAGATCGCGTCCCGCTACTTCAAGAACATCCCGGAGCAGGCGGAACGTGAGGAGTTGATCTCCCACGTCGCGGAGGGATGGTGCGTTGCCCTTCGCAGGCTCGATTCTACCAGGACTCACGAAGAGCAGACCGCCTTCCTGTTCCGTTCTGCGGAGGGATGGGCGAAGAACTTCCTCCGGGATCGCATGTCCCGGATGTCGGGCGAGATCGTGGGGATGGAGGACAAGGCCATCGACACGCATTCCGGGATCGCCACCAGGGATGCAGTCGAGTCGGGCATGTCCAGGATGTTCCTGGGCATCCAGCTAGATCGGGTGCTCCAAGTGGTAGCGTCCCTTCCCGCGGCGCAGCGGTCGGTCATCGAGCGCCGCTACCTGAAGGGGATGACGCTAGACGAGGTGGGGCAGGAGGATGGGATCTCCCGTGAGCGCGTGCGCCAGATCGAGGCGAAGGCTTTGGCGTCCCTGAAGAAGTGCTTCACTCCGGACGAGGAGGTGTGATGTGATTACCAGGAGCAAGGCTCCCACGAAGGAGCGACGGGTCGCGGAGTACGAAGTCATGAGTACGATCTACGCCCAGGAGGCGCACAAGGCCGAGAAGTACGGCTTCAAGCACGAAGGTCGAGTCTGTCGGCTGAAGTCGCTGGAGTACCACGTGGCAGCGGTGGTCGAGCAGGAGAGAGAGTCATGCTGAAGTTCGAGATCCTTCTCCACGGTGAGAGAAGCGAGGTAGCCTTCAACGAGTTCCGGTCGTGGGCTGGAACCCGCTTCATCAACGGCAAGGAGTACCACTCCCCATTCATCTACAACCACCTGACCCTAGAGAGGGCTCCACGCGAGCAGGCGCGGGCGTGCGCGTGCGCGATCTGCCGTGGTGACTACGATGCGATGACGGAGGGGGAAGGGGAGACGGTGAAGAGGCTCCTCACGATGGAGGAGGTTCGGGTGAGGCTCTACCTGAAGGGCAAGAGAGCCAACAGGCTACTACTGGATATTCCGAGAAAGTCCGATGAAGACATGGAAACACAGGGGAAGTTGGTTGCCTACAACGAGATCCTGGAGGACACCTTCAGGATAGAGAAGGCCATCGAATGAGCGACTGGTGGGAAGAGTACAAGGTGGACGTGCCTGAAGGACGGAGCGGGGACTGGGCCATCGAGCAATTCACTATCAGCGAGAAGGAAGCGAAGTTCGCCAACGCGCAATCCATGTTCTGTGGGGTGCGTACTTACTACCGTCCTGGAACGTACACGCGGTTGATCGGTAAGGCACCGGATTTCGTGAATCCGATGATGTCCGATACGCCGGACGAGATCCTGGATCATCTGTCGGTCATCCAGGAAGCTCGTGGGCAGATACTTGTCAATGGCCTTGGACTTGGCATGGTCCTTCAGGCGATGCTCCGGAAAACGGAAGTGGAGCACGTCACGGTCATCGAGGAGTCGCCAGACATCATTGCCCTGGTCGAACCTCACTACCGGAAGATGTTCGGGGACAAGTTCACGATCATCCAGGCCGATGCCTTCACATGGGAGCCTCCCAAGGGCAAGCGGTACGACGTGGTGTGGCACGACATCTGGGAGAACATCTGCATGGATAACTTGCAGCAGATGGCGAAGCTGCATCGGAAGTACGGGAAGCGGTGCAACTGGCAGGGATCCTGGAAGCGGGAATACCTGCTCTACCAGAGACGGCGGGAAGCCGCGCAGGAACGAGCGTGGTTTGCTCCTCTTGGTGGCCGCCTCTGACCTGTTGCAATTGATTGCAAGTCGGATACGATCCGAGGCATGGAAAGAAAACTAGACCCCGCAGAGGGGGTAAGGATCATAACCGAGAGGCTGGCCTATCGGCATGTCAATCTCCGCTACCACAGGGAGTCGAAGTTCGGGACCCTGGTGGGGAAGATTGCGTACTGGCTGTTCGATGCCAAGTTCCCGGTAGACGGCGGGGAGCATGATTGGGTCATCGTCCAGACTATCGGCAACACGATCTGGCTCCCGGCGAACTGGGACAAGCTGGACGACAGGCTAAAGTTCGAGTTGCTGATGCACGAGGAAGTCCACACGCTCCAGTTCGAGAAGTACGGCTTGGGGAGCATGACCTTCGGGGTCGTGACCATGGGGGCATTGTACCTCCTGGTCCTTCCAACCATCTGGACCTTCCGGGCGAAGTTCGAGCGGGAGGCGTACTATGCCTCGATGCGGGCGATCTGGCTGTTGGGAAGCCAGCCGGGTCCGAGCTTCGTCAGGAACTTGGTAGAGAACTTCACGACCCGTAGGTACGTCTGGATGCAGCCGTTCCGAAAGCAGGTAGAGCGGTGGGTGATTCGGGCAATCAACCAAGCCAAGAATGAGCCGCCGATCCCTTGACAAAATACCACGGGCTGTTATAGTTAGGGGGTTGGTTCGAAGAGCTACGACACGGAGAGGTGAAGCCATGGGAAACAAGGTACAGAGCACGCTGTCTCGTCTGTCCGGGAACTTCTGGATCTCGAAGCAGAATGGACGGAATGCCACGCCAGAGATCGTCGAGCAGGTGATCGAGATCGGAGTATTCGAGGGACCGACAGCGAAGGTCTCTCTCTCTGGTGGAGCAACGGTGAACATGGGCAACTTCGAATCGGTGCGAGTCGAGATGGGGATCGAATTGCCCTGTTACATGGAGGAAGTCGCAGATGTTCACCGGATACTTCAGGCGACAATCGAAGCCAAGTTGAAGTCCGAAGTGGACGAGCTACATCGTCGGGGGAAGTAGAGGTACTGATGCCACGAAAGAAGGAGGAGGCGTCAGAGCCTTCGACGCTAGAAGAGTCGGCACCGTCTGGCGGTGATCGAAGGGCCTTGATTGCCAAGGTCATCGCCGGGGTGAACAAGAAGTACGGCAACATCATCGGGACGGGGCAGAACATGGCCCTGCATCCCGTGATCCGAAGGATCCATACCGGCAGCTTCATGCTGGACTACGCGATGGGTGGTGGAGTGCCGGAGGGGCGGATCACGATGTTCAAGGGGGACAAGGGGTCTGGCAAGACTACCCATGCGATCCGGATCGTGGCCGCGGCGCAAGGGCTCTGCCGTCGATGCTTCCGGCCAGCGAAGATTCTGGACGTGGTGGAGATACAGTCCTCCCCTGGTGAGTGGAGAGCCGTAGGGGAGTGCGACTGCATCGGGGCTGGACTGGTGCCGATGCCTTCCCCGGAGAAGGGAGAGGGCAAGCGGGAGTACCAGGAGCGAACGGAGGTACTCCAGAAGAACTCCTACGAGGAGATGATCGCGGCGTGGGTGGATCTGGAGATGGCGTTCGAGTGGGGATGGGCAGCGAGGCTAGGGATAGACACGAAGCGACTTCTGTTCATCCGTCCCGAGACAGGGGAGGAGGCGGTGGATACCCTGGATCCGCTACTCCGTACTGGTGGCATCGACATCCTGGCATTGGACTCCATCGCGCATCTGATCCCATCGGTGGAGATCGAGGCGTCGATGTACGAGCATCAGCAGGGGGTCCAGGCCCGATTGGTGAACAAGGGGGTACGCAAGTTCGTGAGCGCGGTGGCGTCCTGTGCGAACACGTATGGGCGGGTTCCGACCCAGATATGGATCAACCAGGAACGGCAGAAGTTGGGGCCGTTCCCTGGCAAGGTGACGCCGGGAGGCATGGGGCAGGGATTCGCCACCTCCATCGAGGTGGAGTGCTGGAGGTCGAAGCGAGATGTGGACAAGATCGAGGCGGGGAACAAGACGGACGTGATCTGCATCCCGCAGTCGGAGGAGTTGCACTTCAAGTGCTCGAAGAACCGGACCTTCGCGGGTGGCATCGAGGGATTCTATCAACAGATCATCACGGACCTGGATGGTCGGTTGGGGCAGGACAACGAGAGCGATCAGTTGTATCGATTTGCACAGCACTTCAAGGTACTCCTGCGGGACGAGCAGAAGGGCATCTACACGTTCACCATCACGGGGTTCACCTGCAAGACGGGCAAGGAGATGAAGGCCCACGTGGACGAGCACATGCCGGAACTGAAACGGGAACTAATGAGGCGTCTGCTCCTGAAGGAGTCAGCATGAGGAAGGCGGCACCGGCGTTCCTGGACTCGCCAGTGAATGAGAGACGTGAGCGGGTGAAGAAGTCGCAGCAGCAGGAGACACGTATCGCACGCATGGGCGGGGGCAGGCGCGTGCGCGGGTCAGGCGCGAAGCCGCACGCACGCGGGGATGCGCGATGGGACAGGTACGGGGTGCTGATCGAGGCGAAGCGCACGGACAAGGGCTCAATCTCGATTCGTGCCGACGTGCTGGACAAGATCGTCAGGGAGGCGATGGCGAACGGGAAGGTGCCTGCGGTGGCCATCGAACTGCCGACTACGAAGTTCGCTTCACATGACTGGATCATGTTGCAGGCCGATTGCGTGGAGTGGTTGATGGGATTGGCAGAGAAACAGATCCAGTATGATACCTTGACCTTGGCGGGGGTGCTCGATGACTAGGAACTCCAAGCCACCGATTCCCTGGACGCCAGATGACCATGCGCGGTGGAAGCAGGCAGCGGCCGGGGAGGTATCTAGGCTGTTCCAGTTTCTCAAACGCAAGACGGTGGACTGGACGAGGCCCGACTCGAAGGCACTGGACGACCTGGACCAGATCATCCTGGGGAGATTGAAGCATCTACGGGATGCGGGTGGGTGTCCGGAGGCGCTTCTGTATTTTGGGTGGGAGATGCAGAAGTTCTACGATGCCCGGAAGGCGCAGGCGACGATAGGGGGCGGTGTGGACCCGGACGTGGAAGCGGTCTACCGAAGGGTAGTGAGCAGCTTCGATGTGTCGTGGTGCTACAAGGCTGCGGTCAGGAAGCAGGATCCGCTGGGGGGCTGGATACCGGACATAGATGGGCGAGTAGGGCTACGTCCCGACGCGACACACAGGGATCGGGCTACGGCATACCTGGGCATCATGAAGGAGCGTCACCTTGCTTGACAAAAACGTGCGGGCTGTTATAGGTACGGCATGAGTATCGCGGACGCATTCCGAAAGATCGAAGAGAAGCAGCAGACGGAGCACAAGGCCGACTTCTTCTGCCGGTACAAGCCAATAGAGGAGGAGAAGGAGGCGATTTTCCGGGTAGGCACGCCGATCCGGATGTCCTCTCTGCCTTACTTCTGTGGACGGGAGATGGTGCTACTGGCGCTTGCTTCTACGGTCTGCGATATCGTGGTCCAGAAGAAGGTCAGGACCCTGGCAGAGACAATCAAGATGGCGCGGGGCACGGCGATGCACCGGGCGTTTCAGAACGAGATCCTGCCGTCGATGGGAGCCATTGACGGGTACTGGGAATGCTCGACTTGTGCGGGCTACCAGTCGGATCTTGGGCCACGTCCAGTCGAGTGTCCGGTGTGCATGGGCAAGGATCTGCGGTACGTGGAGATGACGCTGCGTCACGATGGGCTGATGCTGACGGGGCACATGGACGGCCTGTGGCTCGCTGAGAAGTCCATCCTGGAGATCAAGACGTGCGACATTGGAACCTACTCGAAGGTCGTGAGTATGGGACCGCTTCACGCCCACAAGATCCAGACGGGGGCATACCTCGATGCTTGGAACTCGAATCCCTGTCATTGCGGGGACTGGATCATGGAGTCGGTGCGCTTCCTGTACGTGCCGATGACGGACGTGGACGCGGTGAAGATCCCGTCTCCGAAGGATCGGAAGGTGCCGTTCGAGTTGGACATCGACACGGGCATGATCACGTTCAAGCTGCCGAAAGAGGTGGTGCTAGACGCATGGGCTCCGGTAGCGAGGGACGTGTCACGGTGCAGGAAGGCGTTGCAATTGATTGCAAGTGGATACAGTTACGAACTGTCCCCGATGCCTCGTCATCAATCCTGCAAGTCACTGGACAATGCGGGGCGATGGAAGTATGGATGCTCATGCCCGGAGTTGTGCTTCGCCGCGGACAATCCACTCGATAGGTCTGGCACTGCATGAGCGAGCAGGTAGGGCTTTTCCGGTACGACTATCCATACCGGGTCATGGGGCTGGACTTGTCCCTGCGGGGGACAGGGATCGTGGTACTGGAGAAGGGGGCCGGGGAGATCGTCAGAGCGCAGACCCTTGGGTACGATCTGGAGAGCAAGGCGACGGAGAAGCAGCGGTTGGATCGGCTGGTAAATCTCGCTGCCGGGATCAAGACCATCATCGAGGAAACCCATCCCTACACGATAGTCGTGGAGGGCCATGCCTTCGGTGCCAAGTTCGGTGGGGCGGCCTTGGCTGAATTGCATGGGGTCGTCAAGGTCCAGGTATACTTTCTGACGGGTCAGGCTCCGATGGTCGTTCCGTGCAAGAAGGCGCGAAAGATCGTGCTGGACGACGGGGCGGCCGACAAGAAGAAGATCGAGAAGATCATTCGGAAGCTCGAACTGGAAGGGGTCATGCGGATCGAGGCGTTGGGGGATCACAACCAGCGGGATGCGTGGGTCCTAGCCGAGTACGTGCGGAGGGTGCATGGCACGCGGTATTAATGCCGTGGCGGTGAGCGGGAACGTCACGGCGGACATCAAGTTCGGGCAGACAGATCAGGGGTTTCAGTTCTGTTCCTTCACGCTGATTTCCGAGAAGAAGGATCGGAAGAAGCGGACCATTGTTCGGGTCAACATCTACGTGCCAGGGCTGGTAGACGTGTGCCATGACAGGCTCCAGGAAGGGTGCTACGTCGTGGTGGTGGGCGAGATGATGAATCCGGATCGCATGTTGGGCTGTGAAGTACGGTGCCACGAGATCGTGTTCACCGAGAGGAGAGAAGCATGAACGACGCAGGGTTGGTCACAACGGATCACATCGAGATCGACGGGCAGAAGTATCTGGACCGGGATGTCCGGAGGATGATCTTGGACGTGAAGGCCAGGATGGACAACAGCTTCCGGGAAGTGGCGAAGCTCTTGTTCATGGTCTACCAGAAGTCTCTCCACGTGAGGTGGGGCTTCAAGGACTTCGGGGAGTACGTCGAGAAGGACATCGGCTTCGGCTATCGCAAGGCCATGTACCTGACGAACATCTGGGGCTGGTACACGGAGCACGTGACGCGCCAGGACGTACTCGATGCGATCTGGACCGAGATTGGATGGGCGAAGGCGAAGGAGATGGTTGGCATCATCAACGATGAGAATGCTGACGAGTGGCTGGAGAAGGCGCGGAACATGAACGCCATCGAGCTTGCCGATGCCGCGAAGAAGTACCTCTTGGCGATGAAGGAGGGGGAGGGGGATGGCAAGAAGAAGAAGTCCGGGGACGAGGCAGTGGACAAGACCATCAGCTTCAAGCTGACGGAGAGCCAGAAGGCGAACGTCACGGAGGCCCTGGAGATGGCGGGGAAGATGAGCGGGTCCGAGAAGAAGGGGCACAACCTGGACCTGATCGCCACGAACTTCCTGGCGACGAACGCGGATTCGGTGGCGAAGGACACGCTGGAGTTCCTGGCCACGCTCGAACGGCAGTACGGTGTCCTGATCATGGCGGTGAGGACCACGGACAAGGTGGTCGTCTACGGGCAGGAAGTCTATCAGGCGGTCCTGGACGATGCACGGAAGGAAGCCAGGGGCGAAAAGCCGACTGCCTGATTCTGGATACTTAGGCCCGAAAGTAATTCCGACAAATCGACATTGCTAACGTGACTTTTCCTTGACAAAGTTCCGGGGCGTGTTATATTCATGGCAGGTGGTCGAGACCCACCGGAAAGGAACGAAGCCATGATGAACATCAACTGGACCGAGGTTCTGGAGAGCATCCGGACGCAGGACGTGGCGAAGGGCGATGCCCTGGTCCGCACGGAGGAGATCAAGGTGGACGAGGGACGGATCGTCGTCCCGAGTCGGGCCGTCATCCCCTTCAAGAGCGATTTCAAGAACGGCAGTGCTCCCCGCGCCTTCGGGCAGGGCGAGGGGGACGTGGTGCTGGGCCTCTCCGACAGGGCCATCACGCAGATGTGCGGGCGGTTGGACATCCCGCCGCGCTACCTGAAGCGCAAGATCGAGGAGAGGGCGTGGGGCGTCGTGGATCGGGTGGTCAGGGACGACCTGGACAAGCACGGGCAGAGGCTCCTGCTCCGGACCATCGGGACGCAGATCCGGGCGGTCCTGTCCGACAAGTACGTCAGGCTGAACGACTTCGACGTGGTGAGCGACATCGTGGAGATCGTCCAGGGTCGCACGGAAGTCCGTTCGAGCCACATGGACGAGAACGGGATCTGGATCAAGGCGACGTTCCCGGATCTGAAGTTCCAGGGACCGGACGGATCGGGCTACTTCGTCGGGATGATCCTGGGCAACAGCGAGATCGGGGATCGCTCCGTGTCTTGCGGGCCGTTCATCTACCGGGCGGTCTGCACGAACGACATGGTGATCGTCCATGACGAGGCGTTCGACCACCGGCACATCTACATGGACCACGCCCAGCTTCGCTACGGGCTAAAGAAGGCGATAGCGGCGGCGGTACGGGAAGGCGACACCTTCGCGGACCAGATCCAGATGGCGATGTCGGCAGCGATAGAGGATCCGATGGACGTGCTGGACAGGATCGCCAAGAAGGCCCGGTACTCGAACCAGCTTCGGGACACGGTGAAGGCGTCGTACCAGATCGAGCCGATGCCGAACAAGTGGGGACTCGTCAACGCTCTCACGAGGGCCGCCCAGACCCTCGAAGGCGACCGTAGGGTCGAGATGGAGTGGTTGGCCGGGAACCTCATGGTAGCCCCGGATCTCGCCCGCGTGAAGCTGCCCACCATCGAGACCACCTCCTCGAACTGACTCCTTGCAATCAATTTCACAAGCCCCTTGACAAAAACACGTCGCCATTTATAGTTATGACTCGACTGGAAGTTGAGCAGCGGGGGGATGGTCCCCCCCCAACCAAGCCTCCCGCTGCTCCTTCCGGTTTTCTGGAGAAGCATGGCAGACCCACAACGCCCTGGCGACCAACCGGACATCCTGCCGTTGGATCCTCATGCGTGTCTGATCGCGGCAGCGTTCATCTGCCCATTCCATGAGAGGTTGCCAGCCGAAGGGAAGGCGAGATGCCGTCGATTCGAGAAGTCGATGGGGACTGCCAAGGAATCCATCGTGGGAACAGGGGACTACCCCCATGCAGTCAGGGTAGGGGCACGGCTGCGGGAGTGTGTTCAGTCACCTCCGCAGTTCAAGATCGTGGATACCGCGAAGAAGCCGAGGAAGAGGAGGACGAGTCGTGTGGACGAACCGTAAGCAGCACGCCGAGGCGCTGGGGAACAACAGCGTTGGCTACGTCAAGATCAAGCCGGACCCGATGGAGTACCGTTCTGCGGACGGCAGGGTGAACCCGCAGAAGAAGGTGTCGCTGGTAGAGGATTTCTTGCGGACCATCCATCGGCACTTCTCGCCTGCCAGGGTCACAATCTCCTATCCGGGGGATGCGGAGTTCTCGATCATCTTCATGCGGCCGGTAGAGGGGGAGACCCTGCTCCAGATGCTCGACAAGCTGGCGCAGGAGCCACGGGCTGAGACGGGAGCCCCCTACTCGTTCTGGCTGTCGAACTGGGCCATGAAGGATCCAGAGGCCATTGCGATGGGGACGATGGTGGAGGTGTCGGAGTGAGGCGGCCGCCAGGGGGAGCGAAGGAAGTTCCCCGGAAGCTGCTAGGGGTATTCAGGACGCATCGGGCAGGCCCCAAGGTCGGACGGAATCAGCCATGCCCATGCGGTTCCGGACGGAAGTGGAAACGGTGCTGTGGGGCTCCGAAGAACATCCAGCCGCAGGTCAAGGCTGTCCGGGCGATGCCTCCGCAGGTCCTCGTTCCGAGGAAGTCGGTGGGACCAGACGGACTTCCCCTCATCGTGACTCCAGGCATGATGGACCCCTTCGGGGGCAAGGCCATCGTGACTCCCAACGAAATCCAAGATTTAGAGCGCAAGGCCAATCCACCGCCGGAACCGAAGATCATCCTGAGCCGCTAACCTTGACATGAGGGGTGGGTCGTGTAGGGTTGATCGGTGTCCAGTATGGACCGTGGGGAGAAACTTGACAAAAATCCCGCCACTGTTATAGTTCATGCGGGAACGGGGGCAGGAGACAGGGATGAAGGAGGTCACGAAGGTACTGGCTTGGACAGGGATATGGATAGTCCTGACCGTGGCCTTGCTGGTAGGGTTCCTATGGTGCCTGGACGTGTGGGCTTCGCCTGAGACGGATGTTCAGCCGGTAGAGTCCTGGAATGTATGGGGTGCGGAGCCACCCCCTACCCCGTGGAAGGACGGGTGCAAGGATGACTGGTGCCCCTCGATCATCGAGGGGCTAGAGAAGGGGGAGTCCTGGTGCTTGTCCAAGGGGGGATGTGGGGACTACCACCGAACGGAGAGCTACGCCATCTACATGAAGTACAAGGCGTGGTTCAACGAGTTCTGTGGGGGTACTCCTGGCATCTGGGCCGCGCAGACCGTGAGGACGGAGAGCGAGGGAGATCCCGACGCCCATATCAAGAAGACGAGCGAGTGCGGATTGGCGTCCGTGGACATGGAGCACGCCATAGCCCTGGACGTGAACCCGTGTGACCCGAAGGCGAACATCTGGGCCACCTGCTACGCCAGGAATAACCAGTTGATCCAGCTTCGGGCAGACGTGAAGGGGTTGGACAAGGCCCCGATTCAGGACCAGTGGATGCTGGCAGGAGCGTCTGGAGCAGCGGGGAACGGGAAGATCATTCGCCTGTTGAAGTGGTCGAAGGCCCTGTCCGGGAAGCATCCGTACAACGCGATCCGCAACCATCTACGGGGGCTCCATTCCAAGTGGAAGAAGGCGACGGATGCCAAGATGGCGATCTCGAAGCTGGGGCTAGACGAGGGGCTTGGGAAGATCGGGATGTCCCATGAGGCGTGGAAGGACCTGGAGCAGTATGCCGAGGTCTACGACAAGAACGGCCCGTGGGATGCACTCTGGAAGGCCGGTCTAGGGCTCTACCGCCCTGGACGGACGGCGTTTCGGATCGCTAGACCAGAAGGGGCCAGGAAGGTCATCGAGCCTCTGTTTCCGGACGGTCAGATGCCATGGGGGGACCCGGTGCTGCCGGAACGCCCTGCTGATATCTGGGGATATCCCGGCAAGAAGGATCATTGTGCGTGCCACCTGTGGCCGGAAATGAAAAACCAAGTGCCTACAGAAGAGGAGAACGAGAAGTGGACTCTACAGAACGAGCCGGGGGATCCGGCGAAGCTGAAGTGCGTGAAGGGGTTCAAGGGGAAGCTGGTGTGCAAGATCCAGACGGAGCAGTGATCGAGAACTCCGAAGGCACCGTCAAGCTCACGTTGGAGCAGTACAAGGCGATGGTCATGGAGAAGCTGCGGAGGCAGGCTGCTCTCCTGAAGAACAAGGCCACTACCCGAATGTCGATCCAGGACCAGATCAGGAAGGCTGCGGAGGGAAAGAGGGCCAGGAAGGCTGAGAAGCTGAAGGGGCTGCCGTCATGCTGAAGCCCAAGTGGATCATGGTGGGAACCGTGGCGCTTCTTCTGGCGGCAATCCTAATCGCTCTGCTGATGTCGAGGGACGTTGGTGGGGAGACTGGAACGGTCGCCCTGGAGTTGTGCCAGGACGATCTCTCGCAGGAGATCGAGCTTCGGAAGGGCCTGCTTGCCCGGAAGGACGAGGAGATCGAGCGCCTGAAGAAGCAGATCGAGGATCGGGAAGCCTTCTGGCTGGATGCGTTCGAGCGGAAGGAAGCAGAGAAGGCGGGGGCGTGGTGCTGGACGAATTACAAGGACTGCGAGTACCTGCTGGAGCGGTCAGACAAGGACTGCCTCTTCAACATGCGAATGGCGAAACTCGTCACGAACGAGGGCAATATGAAGCAGTTGAAGTACAGGCTGAAGGCGAACGGACTGTCGCCTGATGCGTGGTGCAATGCCTCGCCAGAAGAGGTTGCCAAGCTGAAGGACCTGACCGGCCTGGATGCCAGTACAGGGGTTCCCGTGATCAACCTTCGAATGACCTACCCGGCTCCGTCAGACCTGAGTGAAGCCGAGCAGATCAAGGAGGACGAATGAGTGCTGCCAAGTATCTGGAACTGACTCGCAAGATTCTGGCCTTGCGTTCCTTGGGTACATTCAAGGCCGAAGAGGAGAAGGACCTGATCACGGAAGCGGACCTGCTGTGGGGAAAGACAACAGAAGAAGAACGAGCGGAAATCGTCTCTCTGCTGAAGGAGGACGAGTGAAGAGTGGTAAGGAGAGGGGGAAGGGGGCCGGGAAGAAGATGGCGATGGCTATCATCGAGTGGGGAAACCTGTTCTACAACCTTGGAACGAGGCAGCGAGTCCTAGAGGCAGTTCATGTTCGACTAGGACGTGAACTGAAAAGGCTTCAGAAAGAGAGGAAGTGATGGATCTACCCGACAAGGATGTTGCCGGGATCCTGGGAGCGATCAACCGGAAACTGAAGGAGCTTGGATACGAGTGGCGTGCTGACGAGGATGCGGGTGACTGTGGCCTGACGAGAGGCGATACTCCGTATGCGGCGGGCCAGATAAGGCTCGAAGATGCCGTGTACTCCGTTCAAGAGCTTCTGAGGAGGAAGTGATGAAGAACAGTACGATAGTACTTGGAATACTCATTGGCTGCCTATTTGTTTTGATGGGTGTGGTGGGGCTTTACTTTGAGCGTGGCCAGCAGGAGCAGATCGAGCAGCTTCGAATAGAATTAGAGGATGGGAAGAAGCTGAGAGAGCAGGAGAACATGTCGGCAATCATTTATCTCAACGAGATAGCTGAAGTAGCCGATAATGCGTGGCTGAGGTGCGAGGAGTGCAGACTAGAGTGTGGAGGTCAGTGATGACACTACCGTTTACGGGCTCGGAGAAATGGGAGAAGGTCGTAGTCATATCTCTCATTGCAGTGCTGCTCCTATTGTTTGTCGGGTATCTGTGCTCCAAGCCACAGGGACCAACCCTAGAAGACCGCGTGGAGGCTTTGAAAATGGAAGTACGAATGCAGCAAGATCAGATCGTGATAATCCACGAGACGATGCAGCAGACCGAAGAAGCCCATGAGGAGACGGTCTACCACCTGTGGGAAGTGATCAACGTGACAGAGAAGCGGTGCGAGGAATGCCTGCATTCATGTGGGGGCATCGACTGATGGGCTACTTGTCCAGCGATGTGTGCCATGAGCCCTGTTGTCAGAAGGTAAGGGCTGAACGGGCAGGTATACTGTGGGAAAGAATTTCAAAATCAGTCGAGACCAAGAAGGCATGGTACGTCGAAACGGAAACAACCGGATGGAGAGGTTGGTTGCGTAGACATGGACTTCGGAGGAAGTCGATAGGGGACGCTGCATTCGACAGGATGTTCTCCGATATCAAGAGCATGTTTCTTTTTTATGGAACATGAGACTGGCTTGACAAAGACAACAGGCATGTTAGGGTGAGGGGCCATGGAACACGACAAGGAAGGACTGCTAGACAAGTACCTCATCTTTCGTCGTGCCGAAGAAGGCGTAGACGATCCGTCCGTGATGACGATCATGGTCATTGACCGTGAGGGGGAAGGTCGAAAGTTCAAGGGCAGGCCCGTGAACACGCACAAGTTCGTCCTCTCACCCGACAAGAACGATGACTACGGCAACGCTTCGAGGCGTGCGCTGGAAGCCTATGCGATTCAGATCGAGGCCAGGAATCCGAAGCTGGCAGACGATCTGCGCCAGTGGGTCGAGATGATCGAGGCGAACCTTCCATCGAAGGAGTCCAGATGAAGTCGATCTTCATCTTTCACGATGTCAGGACAGGGAGCGACGGGGAGCCGCAACGTCACGATATCAGTGAGGAACGGGAAATGGATTTTGTGCTTCCGGTAGGACTTATGGTTCGGCGGAAGCTGGAGTGGTATCGGCTGGACGAAGCGAGCTACACGTTCGACAAGAACGTGATGGTCTACGACTTGTCGGTAGTACCGAAGGAAGGTTGATGATGGCGATTCATCCACAATTCTATGTTCCGCAGGGTCCACAAGGATTCGTGCAGGATCAGCCTTCGAGGAGGATGTTCGAAGAACTGATCGACTATACGCAGGCAGTTGCCAAGAGATTGAATATCCTGTGGGACGCCAAGGGCAAGCGGAACTGGAAGGAATGGGACGCTGGCTACCCGACAGGATGGTGTACTCACTTCACGGCATCGAACATGGCCGTATCGAAGGACCGTCCTCTGGGAAGGATCCCGACCTTGTTCCAGAGGTTCGCTCGCAACAGTGGGACGCCGGGGATTCACTTCATCGCATGGGACTCGTTCGTGCCGCAGTTCGAGGATCTGCGGAAGAATTACACGGTGTTCAACTACCTGCCCTGCGACGTGTGGTGTTGGGGGCTGGACAAGGCGTTCTACCACGGCAACGCCCTGAACGGATTCTGCACGGGTCTGGAGCTTCGAAATCTCGGCAGGCTGATCGACATGGGAGGCGGGAAGTTCGGGTGGGGGGACAAGAACAATCCGACACCCTACGTTGGCCGCGACCCGATCAAGATGCGGAACATGGGCTGGTACGAGCCGTTCACGCAGGAGCAGGTAACGGCGGTCATCATGCTGTGCCGCTGGCTGAAGAACATCTACCCGATAGAGCCGATGAAGTACCTGGGCCACCTGCATGTGACCTCGAACCGGACGGACCCCTTCCCTCACTTCCCCCTCCAGATGACACGGGAGGCCGTGTTCTTCGACAGGGAGGACGTTCGGCGCATGGACTGGCTGATGTCCTACAAGTCGGATCCGAAGTTCTGGGAGCGCAACGACGAGTACATGGAAGAGGTTGTCGTAGAGGATACCGACCCGATGGACGTGTGGGCGCGGGACGGTGGCGACATCGAGCTTCAGGAGGAGCAGCCTTACGGAGCGGACGGGGTGATCACGGTAGGGGACATCGTGGAGGCGAAGAAGGCCCTGTACCAGTTGGGTTACTACCCCTTCGTCTGGAATCCAGCGTTCACGGCGGGGAGCACGGTCGAGTTCGTGTGGACCCTGAAGATGTTCCAGAGGCGATGGGTCAAGATGGTGAATGACAAGCCGGTGCAATTGATTGCAGACACCGGCATCGTGGACAAGCCCACCGCACAGAAGCTCACGGACATGCTCCGGCAGTATGACTTGATCCCGGATCGGTAGCCGATGGATCATTTGTTCCTTAAACTCATGGTCCAGTCCTTGATCTACTGTGGGGGGCTGATGGCGATTCTGGTACTCGCGTGGACGATCTACTTCTGGAAGATCCGACCGAGAGAGGACTGGAAGAAGGAGATTCCGATGCGTCGGGACGAGTACCGAGGTGGAGCACTTGACGACTGACTTGTCAGAAGGGGCCTGCTTGATTCGTTTGTCAAGCACTTGACAAAATCCGGTCCCTTGTTATAGATAGCGGGGAAGGTGAAGCCAATGGAAAACGCACTGGACTACATCCGGAAGACCTACGAGAAGATCGTGGGGAAGCATGACATGGACATGGTGATGCGTCCGGTCAGCGAGTGGAAGCCCTTCGACGTGAGGCCCCTCACGTCGGGCAACACCGGCGACCACCGGGACGTGATCGCCGTCAGGGCCGCGCCGGGCAATGGGACGGAGTACCGCTTCGTCCTGACGAACCTCTCCGGTGCGGAGGACCTCTTCGGATGCCAGGACGGTTCGTGGCTGATCGCCATGGACCCGTACTGGAAGTCCGGGACGGCCATCGTGCGGGACTACGGGGACATCCATCCCTCATACCTGGAGGAGAAGCTGAAGATGAACGAGCATGACTCTGCGGTCATGGCGGTCATCCTCTACCGGGTCAAGGAAAGGCTGTCGGCGTGAAGTGCCTGACGATTCGGCCCCCCTGGTCTGACCTGATCGTGCTGGGCTTCAAGAGGGTCGAGTTCCGGACCTGGAAGGTGGATTACCGGGGTCCAGTGGCGATCCACGCAGGGATGTCGGTGGACAAGGCCGCGATCTTGTACCTCACCAAGAGGCTCGACATGCCGTGGAAGCTGAATCGGCATGTGGGGGACGAGCAGTTGGAGACCATGAAGCGATACCTCGTCTACCCGCGGCGGGGAGTGGTGCTGGCGGTAGCGAACCTCGTGTCCATCGACAAGTCCGAGTACCACGACAAGGAACTGGGCTTCAGCGTGGACGAGTGGGGATGGGTGCTGGACGACGTGAAGGCGCTGAAGCGGGAGGTGCCGCTGAAGGGGCAGTTGGGACTTTTCTCCGTGAAGGGGAGCATCGAGGACCAGATCCGGCGGGCGATGGAAGGAAACCTGAAGGACATCAAGCTGGACCTGAAGATCCAGGAGCAGGACAAGGGGCCATTGAAGGCCACAGGACCGTCTACGACGCTCGCAGGGGCGTCGAAGAAGGGGACGCTAGAGGAGGCACGGGAGCAGCATACCGTGGACGGGGAAGGCCGTAGGTACGTCCAGAGGGGGCTATTCAAGGTGCCTGAGTGACCAGGGACGAGTTCCTGGCCTTCCTGGAGGACGCCTACGTGTCTGGGCAAGTGAATGCGACGGAGAGGAATCGGTACTATACCGAGGTGAACCGGGACGATTTCCTTGAAATTATGGGGGTTTACATGGGGGAGAACGGACGGCTGGTAGTCGAGATCACCTATCTGCCCTGATTCTGCAACCGATCACTGGAGATGCAACCGGACCTGGATTTTGCAACCAATTGCACTTGACCCCTTGACAAATTCCGCAGGCTTGTTATATTCAGTAGTGACGGAGGCAAGCCATGGACAACCAGAAGATAAGGTTCGAGGGAGTAATCAGGACGGTCAAGGAGGAGGCGAATCCTCCTTACGGGCGCGTCCTGAAGGTCACGATCATCGGGGACGACGGCAACACGTACTGGGCGAAGACGAACGCCAGCTTCGCCTGGAAGCTCCGCTACGATGACCGGGTGGTCATCGAGGCAACGGTGAAGTGCCGCAAGCCGTCCACCTACGCGGCGGGAACCGAGTTCGTGGTGTTCACCCGCCCGAAGCTGATCGAGAACAAGGGCACGGACGAGGCGACCGTGCTTCGCCGGGTACAGGCGGAAGAGGAGAAGATGCTTCGCCGGAACTACGCTCTGCGGGAGAGTCTGGTGTGCGAGGACAACGGCATGGCGGATCTGCTCGATGCCCAGATCGAGCGGACGAAGACGCGGCTGGCAGAGATCGAGGCGAGCAGGAAGGCGGCGGTGGAGATCGCCCCAGAGAGCGAGCAGGAGCCGCCGAATCGGTACGGACTGGAGTGCAACTGCGATCTGCCAGGACTGCTCCAGTGCGACCTACACGGACCCAGGGAGTAACCGATAACGCTTCACGAGTTGAAGCACAGGAGGGTGCTATGGAGAACGAGAAGATCAGCGGCGAGATGGAGAAGGTACTGGACGGGCAGGGAAACGTCCTGAAGTCGCTTCTCTCCAACTACGAGGCCCTGACGATGAGCGACAAGGGGATCTCCTACGCGGTCATCAGCCAGATCGAGAAGATCGTAGCCGATGCGAAGAAGCAGATGAACGGCACCATCCGGACGGAGATGGGCGGCCAGAGGGAGTTCGAGACCCCGAGCGTCAAGATCATCTTCGACGTGCCGGAGCCGGAGCAGGTCGTGGACATCGAGAAGCTGCGGGAGGCGTGCGGGACCGCAGACCTGATGGAGAAGGGGATCATCAAGGCTGAAGTGGTCTACACGATGGACGAGAAGGTTCTGGAGGGGATGCTACTCGACGGCAAGATCGAGCGGTCGCACGTGGAAGCGGCCATGGTCGAGTCAACGCGGGCGGCTCGCCTGATCGTGAACCCGAAGGGAGACCTGAAGAAGAGGCTGGCCGTGATGAAGAAGGCGTGCCTGCCTTCCGGGGAGTAGTCATGAGGAAGTTCAAGCCAGAGGAGATCCCTTGCCAGTTCTACTGCACGTGGCAGGAGAATCAGGCACCGCTGGGCTCTGGCATGAACTGGCCAGAGACGTTCGAGGATTGCGCGTGGGACGGCGACGACTCTGAGATCGTCAAGGTCATGGAAGCTGACGATCACAAGTGCGGTCCATCGTGTCCAGCCTACAAGGGAGCGGAGATCCGGACGTGTCCTTCGCATGGAGAATACCTTGCGATGGAAACGTGCTGGGATTGCGTGGCGCTGGAAGAGGTAGAGGCGCAGAGAGGGGCAGAGGAATACTGGTCGAGTCTGGATGAAGGAGCACGAAGATGAAGGACGCGGCAGGACATGAGGTAGTGTTCGTGGTCTACCGTCGCAGGCATCTGGCAGACGGGAGGTGGTGGCGGGTGGCTACCTTCAGGGAGGAGGCGAACGCCCAGAAGTTCCTGGACGAGATGCAAGATCCGCAGTTGTTCGTGGAGTGCGGAATGGCGACGGTCAAGGATCTGTCGCTGGCGAGAGACTGACGATGAGAAGGAGACACATTTCAGAATCCCCTGCATGGTGGAAGGGACGCATGGACTCCTATGTCCGTGACTGCGAAGAGATGCAGAAGATGATTCTCCGGAGCGGAGAACTGATGTCCAGAATGGATATCCACGGGCTTGCACTGTCCGTGGTGAGGGACCGGGAAAAGATGTGTCGGGAGGTGGTAAGGCTTAGGGCTGCCCTGATGCATATTGCAGACACCTGTATAGAAGATCCGGTCACGGCGCAGTTTGCCTCACAGGTGCTCGATGGGACTGCATCATGTCCTGAGATGCAAGATACCCTTCATCCCATGACGGATGTGGAATCCTGCTCCAACTGCGGAAATGTCAAGGAGGATGGCGACTGCGACTACTTTCTGAATCCGTGTACGTTGAAACAATCAAAGTGGAAGCCCAAGTCATGACGAGAAATCAGATGAAACGAGCGGTAGCGACGGCATGGGAGATAACTATGGGGCACGATCCCCGTAGTGGGGTAGGTGTGGTCATCGTGCGCGAGGGAGTACCAGAGGCCGTGACCCGTAGCATGGCAGAGGCGCAGGGGTGGGGCATTGTGGCCGCGTTCGACGATGACGGGCAGTGGGGCATGGGGCTGTCGTGGTACGTGAGCGGGATCGAGTTCGCGGAAATGGTGATGGACTGTTTTGGGCGCGAGTTGGTGGAAGTGGCGTCACAGTGAACGATCCTGTCGATATCCGCCGGGACATCATCGAGGACCACGACGGAATGTGGGCAGGGGAGAACTGGATTTTCCACCGCAAGATCAGGAAGGCCCGGAAGCGTCATGAGTGCCATGCCTGTGACGAGGCAATCGAGAAGGGGACTCACTATGTCGAGTACGTCACGGCAGGATTGGAAGGTCCGGGGATGGAGACGTGGAGGGTTCATGGGGAATGCTTCATCGAGAACCTAAGCATGATGGTAGGAGAGAAGAGGCCAGCCTGGAGATGGGAGAAGGCCCAAGCGGAGAAGCACAAGCCATTCAGTGAGTTGTTCGGTGAGTTGATGGGCACCATCGGAAAGCTGGGAACGAAAAGGGGAAATGAGCCATGAAAGAAGCCTGGAGTATCTTGCTGGACTTGGATCCCGAGTTCTGTGAGTTCAAGGATGGCCGGAAGTGCTGGTTCGATGTCGTGCCGATGGAAGTCGGTCTCCCGATGTGTACGCTGCACCCAGGGCAGCCCATACTGCGTTCGAATAGGATGCGGGTCCAGAGGCCATGGGGACATGAGGAGGTCTTCCGGGATGAACGCCTCGATATCTGCAAAGGATGTCGAGTCAGGATCGTGGGAGAGAAGCCATGAAGCACGTGGAGATGGTCAAGCTGATGGGGACGAAGGTCCTCGTCAGCAAGGTACTGGAGAGGCAGAAGGGCTATGTCTCCAAGACTTCCACGGTGAATAAGTTCTGGTGGGAGCAGAAGGAGATCGAGCCCAGGACGGGGTGGGTGGTCGGGTTCAGGACGGTCCAGGAGGGGTACGTGAAGCCTGGATCGAATGGGTACAACGGTATAGACGGCTACCACGAGCCGGAGCCTGACGAGTGGAGAACGACAGGAGTGAAGAAGTGCCTCCTGGTGGCGTTCTGGCCGACCGAGAAGCCGGTCCACGTTCCGCTGGATGGGTACGTAAGGGTGTCCAGGGGTGGACGCTGCATCGATCCTGAGTGGATCCGGAAGGGTCCGCAGAACAGATGCCATATGGCTCCGGAGCCATACACGACGGCAGGTGGGTGGCACAAGGAAACGTACAAACTTCATGCCAGGGCATTCATGATTGACGAGATGAAGGACTGGCCCAGGGACGAGAAGGGCCGATGGAGGAAGAAGGCCCCGTAATTGACAAAAACGGGGAGCGAGTCAATAATTTGACTCGTGGGTCTACGTCCATCCATTGCCAATCGCTCGACGCGGCTTCGATCCCTGCAATGCTTTCCCATCGTGACCCAGATGATCAAGGACGGCTACTCGCTGCCCCAGATCGCGGACTACATCCAGAAGGAGGCGCGGGAGTACGTGGACGTGACCAGGGCATCCCTGGTGAAAGTCCTGGAGATATACAAGAGGGACGGTGTACCAGCCGAGGAGATCGCCAAGAGAGAGCCGAAGCGATACCTCGAACTGGCCCGTCAGGTGTCGGATTCGGTCAACGTCTTGAAGGAACTGGAGGGCATGTTCCGGATTCAGAAGGCCCGCATCGAGAGGTTCGTGGAGGAGGAAGAGGATAGCGGAACGATGAAGCCGAATATCTCACGCGAGTTCGACGCGGTGAGAGGGCTTCTGGATCGGATCCATCAAGTACGGATGGACACGGGGCTGGACGAGAGGCACCTTGGAACCTTGAAGCTCCAGGCCGAAGCGGTGATGGTGGCAGAGGAGAGGTACGGGACAGCGACGGCAGAGGTGCTGAAGGACCCGGAACGGCGGCGCAAGATCCTGGCAATCTTCGAGCAAGCCATGAAGGTGAAGGCACTCCCGGTAGTCGATGGGGAGCACCGGGAAGTGCAGGCTGGATAGATGCTCATTGTCGAGAATGGACGTTACCGGACGGCCCTGACTCCGGACGAGCAGGACGTGAGCCTGGAGAGCCAGATCAATGCCCTAAGTGACGAGGAAAGGTTTGCGCTCCATTCGCTCCTGGCAGACGAGTCCTGCGATGCGAATCCAGTGCTTCGGGCAATCACGGAGCTAGAGTACGAGCAGAAGCCAGTATCGCCGGGGGAGTTCTATACCAATCCCTACTACCTTGGACGGCTGACGCTCTGGCCGAAGCTGATGGATGACCTAGTGGAGCTTCACGAGGGCGGATATGAGGAAGCAATTCTAACTGGTAGTTTTGGATGGGGGAAGAGCTACTTCGCGGCCGCGGCCTTGTGCTACGTGACCTACGAGTTGTCGTGTCTGCGGGATCCGCAGCGGAGCTTCGGGCTGGACCCGATCTCGCAAATCTACCTGACCTTCGTGGGACCCACGATCCAGTTAGCGCAGAAGGGTGTCTACGCAAAGGTCACGGACATGCTACGGGCGAGCCCGTACTTCCAGGACAACTTTCCACCGCGAGTCATCAAGACGCAGGCATGGTTCCCGAAGGGGATAGGGTTCATTGCGGGGTCCACATCCTCGAATGCAGGTATGGCCCTGGACGTGTTCGGGGGAGCGATAGACGAGGCCAACTTCTTCAAGGCGCAGAAGTCGGCTACGGACCTTCGGACGATGCTGGACCGTGCGAAGCTGATCTACGAGTCCGTCCGTAGGAGGATGGAGAACCGCTTCATGCGGAGCGGGAGATTGCCGGGGCTCCTGATGATCGACTCGTCGGCTGCTCACCACAGCAGCTTCACGATGCAGAAGATCAAGGAGGCGAAGCACAACTCCAAGATATTCGTGCGGGACTACGCGACGTGGCACGTGCAGCCGAAGGACAGGTTCTTGGGGAGGCACTTCTGGGTTGCGGTAGGGGATGGCAAGACGAGGGCGCGGATTCTGGAGGACGAATCGCAGGCAGAGGAGTACCGGAAGCTGGGGGCGAACGTACATGGCGTGCCGGTGGAGTTCCGGAAGGCGTTCGACTCGAACCTGGAGGCGGCGATCCAGGACATCTTGGGGCTGCCGACCTCGGACACGTCCTACTACATCCAGAACTACACGGCTATCGATGAGGCGACGACGGAGCAGAGGCACCCATTCACGAGCAATGAGTACATGGTGGGGATGTCGAAGGACAGTTTCCGATGGCCTGCGCTGGCCCGACAGGTAGAAGTGGCGGTCCAGGGAGGCTACACGGAGAAGAGGTGGATTCCACTGGTGAACCCGGAAGATGCACGGTGCGTTCACCTGGACCTATCGAAGAACGCGGACGCGACAGGCGTTTGCATGGGGCACATCGAGAGGTGGGTAGAGGTGGTGCGTCGGGACGCGGAGAGCGGGGAGGACGTATCGGAGCAGGCCCCGGTCATCTACATCGACCTGATGCTGCGGGTTGTGCCACCGCCGGGGAAGGAGATCATCCTGGGTGAAGTTCGTGCTCTGATCTACATGCTCCAGGAACATGGCTTTTCCATCTATCGGGGGACGTGCGACCAGTACCAATCGCTCGACACCATCCAGCAACTAGAAGCCAAGGGGATCGAGTCGGAAGTCGTATCGGTGGACAAGACGCCAGAGGCGTATGAGACCTTCAAGGTGGCACTCTACGAGGGGCGGGTGCAGGCATACCACTACAAGCCATGGATTGACGAACTGAAGTCCTTGAAGCGGATCGTGACGAGGCAGAACACGATCAAGATCGACCACCCGAATGATCCGAAAGAGGGGGTACTGTCGAAGGACGTAGCCGATGCCGTGGCGGCAGTAGTCTACAATCTTACGATGCACCCGCCTGGAAGGTTTGTACGGGCGGGGACATTGCCAGGGAAGAGGATGGGGACGGCGCGGGAGTGGATGGAGCCAAGCGTTGACATCATGCCAGGAATCGCACAGGATAGGGGACGATCTCCCATGCCCTTCCTGATGGGAGACGATGGAGACCTAGAGGAGTAGTCGTTGGGAGTTGGGAAAAAGGTACGTGACGCACTTTCGTCCTTCTTCGCGCAGGAGCAGGACGCGCAGGCGAAGGATCTGGCCCGTGGCTGGACCCTAGCAAATACGAGAGCGATATCGACTCCAGATTCGTACCCGAACCTTGGCTACGACTACTCACTGCCGATGTTCGAGGACACGCTCCTGGCGAGGTACAGTCGCTACGAGGAGATGGACACTTTTCCATTAGCTTCGCTGGTTTTGGACACATACGCGGACGACTGTACGATCTACGATTCGATAAAGAACCACGTCATCTGGGCGCAGTCGAAGGACAAGGCTATCGAGGGCATCCTGGACGATCTCCGTGACCACCTGCACATCGAGGACGATGCGTGGGCGCACGCGAGGACAACTGGACGGTACGGGAACAACTTCGGAGAGATCCTGGCCCGTGAGGGTGAGGGGGTGTGCGGGATCAACTATCTGCCCACGGCAACGATGCGTCGGGTAGAGGATCGTCGCGGAAAGCTGCTCGGGTTCTACCAGATCGAATCGGCAAGGATCGCCAGTACGAGCATCAGCGCGGACGACTTCGTGAGCCTGTTGGCGAAGGCTAAGGGGAAGGGGGATCTGGATCGTCCACGGGACAATCCAGACTTCTACGGAGTGCTCGGAAACGTGATCTTGTTCGAGCCGGGAGAGATCGTTCACTGGAGACTGCGACGGGATCTGCGGGCGGTCTATGGGTTGGGGATCCTGGAGTCAGCAGACTACGTGTGGCGTCGGCTCCGGATGTTGGAAGATGCGGTGCTCGTCCACAAGCTCACGAGAGCGCCGGGGCGGTACGCCTTCTACATCAATGCTCACAAGCTCCCACCGGAGAAGGCATTCGCCTACGTCCAGCAGATCAAGAACAGCTACAAGAAGCGGCGCTTCATCAACCCTCGCACGGGGCAACTAGATGCACGCTTCAATCCTCTCACAAGTGACGAGGATTTCTGGATCCCGATCATTGGCGGTGAGGAAGAGAGCAGGATCGAGACAATCTCCGGCCCTGACTATCAGGGTATGGATGAGGTGAACTACTTCTTGCAGCAGTTCTACGTCGCCACGAAGGTTCCACGGCAGTACATGGACTTCGCTGAGACGATGAACAAGGCATTGCTGTCGAGCGAGGACGTGAGGTTCGCACGGGCCGTCATGAGGCTTGGGAAGGCAGAGGTGACGGGCTGGAATCAGGTCGCACGCACGCACCTGTACCTGCTCGGGTACGACTTGGACAAGACGGAGAAGTTTGCCTACCACATGCCGATCCCATCGGCCATTTTCGAGTTGGCGATGGTGGAAGTCATGGCTGCGAAGGCAGACCTCGCGGCTCGGCTTTCGGAGTTCGTGTCGGTACGATGGATTCTCCAGCACATCTTCAAGTGGGCCGATGACGAGATCGATACGGTGTTCGACCAGTGGGCAGAGGAGAAGGTCTGGAAAACCATCGTGGAGGGCCTCGGCAACGCGGAGGCATCTAAGCTCCAGGGCGAGGCCGAAGTCGAGAACCAGCGGAAGCAGCAGGAGTTGGCTGCGGAGATGGGTGGAGAGGAAGAGGGGAAGGCAGTTCCGGCCATGCAGATGATCTTGGCTGCCAAGGAGTACAAGGATCGGCGGCGGGAGAGCCATCGGAACGTCAAGACGGCTTTCGGGCTGATGGATCGGGATGACCAGAGGGGGTTCGTGGCGCTTGGGGAGGAACTCCAGAAGAACATGAGGCGGATCCTGGAGGATGGGAACAAGGAGAGCGAGAAGCGCATGGAGGGGAGGCTTCAGGGCTTGCTCCTGAACCACCACGACAAGATTGGGGCTCGGTTTCGGATGCTGATCCCATTCATGAACGAGATGAGATCGGCCATCCGGTACGACAAGGGACGAAAATCGGCGTAGTGAAATTGATTGCAACAGCGATCATCCTTGACAGGATGCCTAATTATGGGTAGTTGTAGGTGAGCATGGTTCTGAAAGTCCCAGTCAAGGTGCTCGGATTTCTCCGGCGTGAGTCGGTGGAAAATGCTGTCCGACAAGCCCGTGAGCAGGTGACGAACAAGGGGATGACGTTCGTCTCACTCATCGAAAAGAAGGTCTTTGCGACTACGCAGGACGGGAAGATCGTCAGTACCGATCTGGTGGACGGCAAGATCGGTGACTTCGTGGACATGGCTGAAGACTTCGGCGTCCGGGAGACGGACGTTGAGAGGGACAAGGTACGAATCGCAAACGCCTACGTCGAAGCTGTCATTGGTCGAGATCGGGTCGCGGCGGCGCAGCACATCAGGGACTTGCTAGGGTACGTCTAACGGAGGAGTGTTACGATGGACGAGAAAGAGCAGGGACGCCAGCTTCTCGAAGACCAGATGAAGAGCCTGGGCGTATCGGTGGACGAGATCACGGCTGCCATGTATCCGGACCCGGAGAAGGAGGCGGCTGCTCTGGGTGGCGCGGTAGCGCGTCCGGGTCAGGTCGAGTCGGAGAAGAGGGATGCGGCGGCGCAGGCCACTCCTCCGGCGGGGCAGCCTTCTACCGACGCACCCACCAGCGAATCTCTCGTGCCGCTCACGGACGAGTCGCTGGAGGAAGCTCTGCGGTTCATCAAGAAGAAGGTCGGGGCGGTCGTTCGGAAGAAGGCCCGCAAGGCGAAGAAATACTACCGCAAGGTCAAGGCGAAGCTGCGCCGGATGGCGAAGAAGTGGAAGAAGAGCGCGGCCGGGAAGCGGTTCCTGAAGAAGTACAAGAAGGCCAAGGCTCGCCTCGGTGACGTGATGAAGAAGGCGGCGGGACGCAAGCGCCTCCAGATCACCGGGATGGAACTGTCCGCGAAGCTCCACGAGCAGGTGGGCAAGCCGCAGGCGGTCGTGGAGAGCACGGACATCGAGATCCTGGAGCGCGGGGCGGTCATCGTGGCGATCCTGGGCGACAGGTTCGAGGACATGGATCTGGCGTCGGATGCGGAGTCGGCGCGGAAGACGAGCGACGGCATCGTGGCCATGATCGAGAAGTACGAGGGGAAGGGCGCGATCCCGGACGACGAGATGGTGAGCGCGGTGAAGGCCATCGGGGTCTGCATCGACCACTACGAGAAGCTGGAGGGAGAGGACCTCCCTTTGACAGCCTAGACCCGAAGACGAAGCGGAGCCGTCGAACGCTCTATCGTTCCGGTCGCCGCGAGATTCTGAGGGTCGGGGCGAAGAAGAAGCGGGCGAAGCTGGTGCAGTTCCGGCGTGAACGTAGACGGTCCAGGATGATCAGCAGGACGCAGTACGCTGGACGATTCCGTTGGAGGAAATACTGATGGTCGAAAAGAGGCTTCTGGAAGACGTAATCTTCCTTTCTCCTACCGACTACCAGTTCACTCCGGATGGGGTCGTGGAGTCGAAGTCGGGGGGCAAGCTGCATATCCTGGGGCACATCGAGGGGAAGTTCGCGCACGCGGACATACCCACGGCGAACAACCGCAGGTACGGCAGGGGGATCTTCGAGTCGAACCTGAAGAGGCTCGCTCCCCACATCGAGGCGAGGGGCGTCTACGGTGAGACAGATCATCCAGCGGACGGACGTACCCTGTTCCAGAGAGTCAGTCACATCATCACCCACCTGGACCTGAAGGAGAACGGTGAACTGTTCGGCGGGTGGGATCTCCTGGACACCCCGAACGGCAGGATCCAGTCTGCGATCTGCAAGGCCCATGGACGACTCGGGACATCGAGCCGTGGCACGGGCACCACGACGCCGGGCAAGGACAACATCGAGGACGTGAACAACGACTTCATGCTGGTCACGTTCGATGCGGTGGTGGATCCCGCAGCGAAGGATGCGTACCCGAAGCTGGTCAAGGAGGCGAAGGATCTACAGCAGATCGAGGAGATGGTCGTCACCTACGAGGTGCTAAGGCGAGATTTCCCTGGTCTGGCTGCGGAACTGACGGAGCACGTGATCCAGGAGCACACGAGGACCCGCGTGCAGGTGCCTGCCCAGTTCGAGGGATTCGATCATGCGGTCGAGATCGTGCGGAGCGAGTTCCAGAACAAGCTGGCAGAGCAGAAGGACGAGTTCAGGACCCTGACGCTCGATGCGATAGCGCAGTACCGGGCGCAGATTGCGGAGGAGGAGCGGGAGAATCTGCTCACGACGCTGGCTCCGGTGCAGGACAGGCAAGCCCTGGAGGAAGTGGGTCGGATCCTGTCGCGGCGCAACATCCTGGTGCCGGAGGAGTTCAAGGGGCGGATCGAGGATCTGAGCAAGGCGCTCGAAGATGCACAGGGCAAGTACCGGATGCTCGAAGCGAGTTACGGCAAGCTCGATGAGCAGACGAGGCTCCTGGCGTCGATGGGCGAGCAGCTAACGCTCCTGGTGGACGCAGAGAGGGCACTGGGCGGGAAGGGGTACAGGCAGGCTGTCCTGGACCTCCTGGGGAGCCCTGCGAAGCACACGAAGGAGGAGTGGAAGAAGGCGCTGGACTCGGCAATCGCTGAGTTCGAGAAGAAGGAGAGCGAGAACAAGGCTCTGAAGGCTGAAGCCAACATCGATCAACTGGAGAAGGAACGCACGGAACACCGGGAAGCCTTGTCCCGGTTGGAGAAGCAGCTAGGAGAGATCGAGAAGGCAAGGTCGGAGGAGATCGAGGGAGTCAAGTCGAAGCACGATGTCGTGGTAGCGGAGCTTCGAGCAGAGATCGAGTCGTGGAAGAAGCGGTGCGACGAAGCGAACCAGAAGGCGACGGAACTGGTAGGCAAGTACGAGGACTTGTACCGTGAGGCCAAGCGAATCGAAGCGGAGGCCAATACGGACGAGAAGAAGTACGAGCACAAGATCCGGACGCTGGAGGATCGCGGCAAGGAACTCCAGTCCAAAGTCGAGCAGATGTCGATCAAGGTCGAAGTGGAGAAGATGCTGAGTGGGCGGTCGGACGCCGCGAGGTTGCGTCCCCTGGTCGAGCGCGTGAGCAGTGTGGAAGAGGCAGCGATGATCATCAAGAATGCTGTCGTCCCGGTACGTCAGGCACCTCCGGAGCCTCGTGGAGTGCAGACGTTGAAGGAGGACGAGAAGCAGGATGGTGGGAGCCGCCCGTCCATGGCTGCACAGGCTGACTTCCAGGAGACGATGGAACGGCTCGGTGTTCGCCCGAAGGACGTAATCGAGGAGTGAATCTCCTAGCTGAAAAGGAAACAAGGCCATGACCGAAGCAAGGGAAATGCTCGACAGGGCAGCCGTGAAGGGAACCATCCTGGACACCTCCATGGCGACGTACCTCATGAACAAGTGGGGCGACGTGCTGAAGGGCATCAAGGATCCGCACAGGAAGAAGATCGGTGCGTTCATGTTCGAGTCGCAGGCATACCACCTGGACTCGCTCCGGAACCCCAGCAGGCTTGAAGAGGCGACGACCACGCAGAACGTGGCGTACTACACGAAGTACCTCTTCCCGATCCTGAAGAAGCTCATCGCCAATCTCATCGCCCCGGACATCGTGTCGGTGCAGCCGATGAACGCGCCGGTCGGTGGGATCTTCTACATGGACGTGTACTACGGCAAGTCGAAGGGCCAGAGCACGGCGGGAAGCTCGGTCTACGACAACTTCGACAGGTTCTACACGTCGGAGTTCATCGACCGCGAGCGGATCGCCACGGGCAACGGCGTGGACTTCGGTGGTGCGGGAGCGCCGCTGTCGATCAGCCTGGGCTGGACGCCGGTTCGTCCGCTGAACATCACGGACGGCTACTACGTCAGGATCCGCGAGTACGACGCCCTGGGCGCGGTCGTGCAGGAAGTCCTGGACAACGGGTCGGGCGGATTCGTCGGCGCGGCCGGAACGATCAACTACTCGAACGGCGCGATCTCCGGGTTCCTGTTCCCGATAGCTCCGCTGGCGGGCCACGCGATCACGGCGGAATACTTCTACAACTCGGAGAACAACACGCTCGCGTCGGAATACTACTTCGACGTGACGCTGGAGGCGATCAAGGCGAGGGACCGGAGGCTGAAGGCCAGGATCACCTCGAACGCCATCGAGGACTTCCGGGCGATGCACGGGATGGACGCGGAGGCGACGGTGACGGACTTCGCCACGGCGCAGATCGCGCTGGAGGTGGACCGGGAGATCATCATGGATCTGTGGGCGCTCGGGACGGCGCTCGCGGAGACGTTCGACTTCGCCATCCCTGCGGGTTCGGGCTACACGGACATGGAGTGGTACAGGACGATCCTGACGAAGATGGACAAGGTGGCGTCGGACATCCACAAGAAGAACCGTCGCGGGCCTGCCAACTTCCAGGTGACGAGCCCGGACATCATGGCGCACCTGTCGCAGCTTCAGAGCCACGGGGACTACCAGCCGATCTGGACCTCGGAGTTCGGTGGCAAGTTCGACGGAGAGGTGACTCCGATGTCCATCGGGGCCGTCCAGACCCAGTTCGGCGTGGCCAAGATGGGAACCCTGAAGCAGAAGTACGTGGTCTACCAGGACCCCTACTTCCCCAACGACGGCATCCTGATCGGATACAAGGGTCCGTCCTTCATCCACGCGGGCTACGTCTACGCTCCCTACATCCCCATCGAGGTGAGCGCCACCTTCGTCAACCCCGAAGACCTCACTCTCGTCAAGGGCCTGAAAACCCGCTACGCGAAAAAGATGCTGCGCGGTGGATCGTTCTACGGCCGGATCACGTGTCTCAACGTCTGACACGTGAAAACGGGCCTCTGACACGACCTTTGTAATGTTTTCCCCTTGACAAGCAATCCATGACGATACATCCTGTTCGCAACAGGAGGTGTCGAATGGAAGCCAAGTACCCGACCTACGGTAAGCCCAATCCCAAAGCGGAGATTCACGTCTGCGAAGGATATCCACGATGGCACTGGTGGGATTCTTCCATCCGGAACAACCGCTACAAGCTGATTCATGTCTGGGTATGGGAACAACATCATGGACCAGTTCCAGAAGGCCACGACATTCATCACAAGAATCAGGACCGGGCTGACTACCGGATCGAGAATCTTGAACTCGTGACCCATGGCGACCATCGGAAGGTCCATGCGGAGATGAAGTTCGAGGGCGGGGGCAAGACGTGTACCCGTTGCAAGGTCTGGAAGCCTTTGACCTCGTTCCGGCGTCGGAGTGGAAGGGGTCTCTATTCGTCGGAGTGCCTGGACTGCAAGAAGGTCTTGGACAAGGCGTATCGGGAAGGTCCGAAGCGGGAGGCACGGTTGGCGAAGAAACGGGAGTACGCTGCAATTAATTGCATGAAGGAGCGGGCGCGTGCGCGGGCGTGGTACGAGAAGAACCGGGAGAAGGTACTGGAGAGGATGAAGGGACAGCGATCAGGCGTCGATCCATCCGTCTCGCTTGGATAGCTTCTGCCAGCGACCATCCTTCCAGCGACAGGATAGTCTCGTCCTTTTCGGAAGAGGTACGGGCTCACGGATGATCTTCGTGGCCTCGGTAGATCCACCGGCGGGGAGCCGGAAGTTGAAGCCGCCGTTCGATGTGTAGACGAGGTAGAAGCCATCGCCGCGGTAGAAGCACTTGTCGCCCTGCTTCACTCGTCCGGAGGCAGTAGGGAGTGGCCACCACCTTGTTACCTGGATGGGCTCGGCGTACTCGAAGGCGGGGGGGTCATCCTTCACGTGGGGGATCCCGTCGATGATGTCGATGGTGCCGTTCATGGCAGCTTCACGGGCTTCTCGATGGCGACGACCTTCCAGCCGAAGCTCTGCCACCTGCCCTCGGTAGGCTTCCAGCCCTTGTCCCCGATCCTGGACAGGGAGATCGCGTGAGTCCTCTCTTGAAGGGGACGGCAGAAGGTGTGGTGGATGGAGGAGGCATCGGCCTCGTGGGATGGATGGCATCCGTCGTACCGGAGCATGTCCAGCGGGAACATGTCGATGCCGGTGACGGTGAACCTGTGCATGTACGCGGTCATGTTTTACTCGTTTCCTGTGCCGAAGTCTGATCCCATGTCCAGCATGGGATCGCGTTCATCGTAATCACCTGGATCTGTCTCGAACTCGGTGCAGACCTCTACCCCGTTGACGATCTTGACGGGGGGAATCGTGCCGGTCTTGTGGAGCCGGATGCAGCCCTTCGTCGGATGATGGGAGAGGCACCCGGAGCAGATGACGCCGCTGTACGAATTGATGGTGATGTTCGCCATCGTCAGTTCTCCATTCCGTTTGCCAGCCGCTCGAAGATCATCTCGGGATCCTCTCCGGGGTGGCCGTAGTGCCTCTCTCCGGTGACGATGTTCACCAGACAGGGACGCCTCTTGGTCACGTAGTCGGGACGATCATCCTCCGTCCACATGAGGTTGAAGGGGACTCCCCAGACCGTTCCGACTCGGTAGTCGCGGTAGATGCCCCTCTGCTCCTCCTGCCTGATCTTGCACTTCGCACGGTTGACCTTCAGTACGGTGCCCAGCGTCTTCTCACCGTTCGCCCTGCCGAAGTACACCTTCTGTCCGACCTTGATTTCGTCCCTGTTCATCATGGCTCTTGCCTCCGTCTGTCCATGAATATAACAGGCGTAACGATTTTGTCAAGAGGGGGAATCGGGCGTGGTATCTACGTCAATGTGAGAGAATGGGATCCCTCGTATTGATTGGGGGACTGTTCCTGTGCGTCGTAACTAAGCGTATTTGGGCGATCTGCTGCTGGCCTGAAAAGTGCGACAGACCTACCCAACGAGGAGGCCCACATGTGGCTTACCATACTGCTGATAGTGATTTTCATGCTGGCTCTTGGAGGAGGAGGATGGGGACACCGTAGGTGGGGGTACTGGGGTTGGTCCCCCGCTGCTCTTATCCTGACCATAGCTGTGATCTTGTACTTTACTGGCCACCTCCATCTAGGGCATTAGTGCCAAGGCTGGCTGTTGCGTCGGTCTGCTGCTGGCGGATCGCGGAGAGGCGATTGTAGGCGCGGCCGAGATCGGCAAGGTCGCCGCGGCAGGCGTAGGGCACATGCGGGTCGTAGTCGCCATGAGGGACGAGCACGTGGATGCCTGCACGGAGGATGCAGAGGCAGCGGTCGAGCAGATCCGTGTCCTGCATCGGGACGGGGACGTAGGCTCCTCCGTCGTCGCCGCGGGAATCAATGCCAAAGCACAAGACATCGGAGCCCGGCAGCACCATGAACGAGGCGTAGGAGGCATCGAGGCAACGGATGTCCAGGGCAGCGTCAGTGGCGTGCTGGTAGCACAGTTGCAGCACTGCCTGGATGCCAGCGGCGCGGTAGGCGCTGCCGTCGCTGGCCTGGAAGCGGCCCTTGCCCAGAGTGCAAAGGATGCGGTCGGTGCCGCCGTTCGGGCCGCCGAGATCCATCGGGCCACCGGACTGGTGGAGGTCGGCTGCGATGAGTGCGGCGAGGACGAGCGGGTGGCCGTCGTCGAGGCCGTGGTCGTGGAGCAGGCCGTGGGCGGCGTCGATGGTGGCGGTCACGCGGGAGGCGTGGCGCAGTTCAGCACCGCAGGCGATGGCGAAGTCGAGCGCGGCTCCATTCAGGGACGAGGGGGAATGATCGGCGCGAGTGATGGGCTTCGACATGGTGGTCCTCCTTGCTCGTTGACAAAGACGAGCGGGTTAGGGGAATTCTGACAGGATGGGAGGAAGGGAGGCAGCACCATTGCTGCCGTCATTCCCCCTGAATAGGCGCGTGGACTTCCGGGAGTCGGATCCCTGTTATGTTCTAGGGGGTTGCAATTGATTGCACGGCAGCGGGAAAGAGTCGGATCTTGCCCTTCTCGAACTCGATCTTAACGCCGGGGATCTTGTGGGCATAGAGCCAGTGACGGATGGAGGAGACGGCTGTGGAGTGCCTACTGTAGTGGTGGGGGATTGCCTCGATGGCTTCTTTGAGCCCGCAGCCGGGATGGTAGGTGACGTAGTGGAGGAGGTGCCGACAGGTCTCCTTGAAGGGAGTCCCGTAGCCCCCATGGGCGCTCCCGGCGGGTGCCGTTCCTTTGCGGGCCACGGCGAGGTACTTGTCCCACCGCTGGATGGTCTTCTTGGGGAGTCGGTGGAGAGAGGTGGGAATGGCCTCGTGGGTGGATCCGTACTGCCCATAGGTGAATCTCCCGATCCCGTGGTAGGAGAGGATCCACTCGATCAGGTCACGGGCGCGGTAGCTCTGCCGGACATTGGGGGTGACGATGGACACGAAGTTGGCATGGCGGATCCAGGCGACAGCCTGCGAGAGCAGATCGATGTTCAGCGAGGTCTTGGCTTCGATGACCCAGATCAGGGTCAGGCCAGAGGGAGATTGAAGCCTCCCCACGATGTCGGCAACGGGCTCGCCGGGACCACCGAAGCGAACCTCCTGGAAGACTTCCCAGTGGTGCTCCTGGAGGTACGTGACGATGGGAGCAGCTACCTCGGTTTCGGAGGGACGTTTCAATCGGTTTCCACTCGCACGCTTTCGCGCTGTCTACGTTCCTCTTCCCTTACCTGATTCCAGAGATCCATGTCCAGGTGGTCGGAGATGAAGTCTTGGACACGGCCAGAGAGAACGTCGGGACGAAGAGCATCGAGTTCCACGCAGTCGTCACCGTGGGCCATGCGGAAACTGGCGGCGCGGGCGTCTGTGTCCTTCACGGGCTGCGGGGGGAGGTTGTACTCCTGGATGTCGTCCTGGAGGATTGCCAGCTTCTTGACCGTGAGATCGGCGTGGAAGGTGGAGAGGCGATCCCGGATGTCACGCACCATGTCCTCCCCGGATGGGTCGTGATCTCCGAAGTAGCCGATGATGCACTCCTTCCCTTCATCTGAGGCGCGAAGGAAGCGGTGGGCTGCCTCGCGCATGGCGACCACGGAGGAGTAGCCGCGGTTGACCTGGAGGGGGACCTTCCACTGCTGAGTGACGGTGCCCACGATGCCTGCCAGGGCGTCCTTCTCCAGCCAGACCTCGATGTAGGTGGGCTGCTCGGCCCAACGGTCCAGGCAGAACTGCTTCGTGGCGATGGACACGATCTCCTGGATGGAGGACCAGGAGGCAGGAATGCGGGGCTCACGGAGGCGATCCTCGATCCAGTCCCAGTCCAGGAGGCCGCACATGCGGGCGTCACGGATGATGCCTACGATGCGCTTGTAGGACTTGACGTTGTTCGGGATCACGTCGGCACTCACGAGTTGGTAGTAAGCCTGACGCACGGTCATCTTGATCTTGAAGGATTCCAGGATGCGAGTCGTCCGGACGATGATCTCCAGGTGCTCTGGAGAGAACTTCTTCGATTCGTAGGCTTGCTTCATGGCATCTGTACCGTGCCGCACTTGAAGCAGAACCAGCGGAGGGAATCCAGGGCTTCCTGGTGGCGATTCTTGGTCGAGGAGAGCCAGCAGTCCTTCTGCATCTGAGTGCTGTACTCGAAGCGATAGAGCTTGCCTCCCCACGAGACAAGCCACATGCCTCCACCCGGCTCCTTGTGCTCGCACTTCTCGCCGGTCTTGATAGGATCGAGGATCTCGGTCAGATAGTTTGCGGCGGGGGGCTTCTTGTACTTCCTTGGCATGGTTATGTCTCCTCGTACTTCTCTCGGAGCTTGCGGATCTCCTCTGGGAGAGAGGAGGGATCGGCCCGTAGGACCGCTCTTGCTATCTCCGCGAGGATGGATTGCTTGGCCCATTCTCGATTCTGGGCTTTCCATCGTGCGGTTTGCTCGGCGCTGCGCTGCTGGATCTTGGCGCTGGAGTGAGCGGTGCAGAACCGTCGCTCCACACCATCCACTACTTCGACCACCGTGCCAGTGCGGGTGCAACGGCGATGACTCCATTTATGCCAGACCGCGGCATGGCATTGGAGGGGGGTCGGATCCGGGTTCGGGATCTTGGCGATGATGCGCGACATCAGTAGTCCTCCCCACCGTAGGAGCCGTAGTCCTCGTCCGTGCCCATGCCGCAGGAGGCAAGGGCTGACTGGTGATCCCCGTCCATCGACTCGTCCGGGCCGTAGTCGGGCTCGTAGTTGGGATCGTTAGCTTCACGATCCTCCGGGGAATCGAAGCAGGTGGTGAGGATGCCACGGTCGTTGACGATCTCGATGGCTTCCTCCAGGGAAGGCTTTGGGACCACCGTTTCGAGGTCCTCTGGGAGATCGTCCGTCTCCGGATCCTTGCTGGCCAGCCAGTCATCGCAGAGCGAGTCGTGGGCGGCGTCGATCACGTACTCGGGATCGACCATCCGGGGTCCATCGGGCCAGAGGATCTTGATCTTGTTGTCCATGGTTCTTGCCTCCGTCTATAGGTAACTATAACACGATAGACGATTTTGTCAAGAGGGAAGGTGTACGGTGTAACCTATTGGTATTGTGGCTGAATCACGGACGCATGGGCATGATGTAGGTACAGAGGGGATTGTCTTTCTCCTGGACAACGATGCAGGATGTCTTGTCCGTGAAGGAGATGGACGGGCGCTCGAACTGCGCCACGGCATCCTGGAGGTAGGCGACGTTGATCTTGGGGATCCAGGACAGCGACTCGTTGCCGGTCCATTCGCCCGCCACGCTGTTCTCGGTAGAGAGATCGATGGTCTCGTAGGTTACGAGGATGCCGGAGGGGGAGATCCCCATGTGGATGCCGGGTTCTACACTGTTGAGGATGGCCTTGACCTCCTTGCAGGCATCTACGATGTCGGATGCCTTGTCCGGGGTGAACACGATGTTCTTGGACAAGGAGAGTAGGAAGTCGTAGGGCGGCGGCTGGACAGCGGCATCGAGCCGGATGTACCGGGAGGCGTTTCCGCACTGGACGAAGAGATACTTCTCCGTCGTGACCTTCGGATCGGTTGTGGCAGACATGTAGATGTTGCACGTGGGGAGCAGCTTGTCCGTCAAGAGGGCAGCTTCCTCGATCAGCCGCTCGAAGGCCGGGGTGGGGATCATGAACGCATCCTGATCGTTGTCGATTCCCCGGACCCCGATGGTGGGGAGATCCAGCAGGGAGAGGCGATGGCCGTCTGTTGCCATCAGCACGTCCTTGCGGAAGCCGATGCCGTAGATGTAGGGCCGGGTCGAATCATCGGATGCACAGGCGAGGAGGGACTTGCCCCACTTGGCTACGTCCGCATAGGTCATGCCCTGGAGCACGCACTTCTCGAAGGGAGGCATCCGAAGGTTCGGGGCCACGGGGTAGTCCTGGACCATCCCGAAGGACTTGACGGTCAGCTTCTTGCCGCGAAGGGAGAATCCGACCGACTTGTCCTGCTCTACCAGCACCTCGATCTGATCCTGACAGGACACCTTCAGTGCCTTCATCCATGCGAGGAGCTTCTTGTACTCGTTGAAGCGGCACTGGATGATGCCGTGGTCAGTATCCCGTCCTGCCAGCGTGTATCGGGTATAGTGGAACGAGTCGGAGCAGGTGTCTATGTGGAGCCATGTGCCGTTCTCGTCCGTGACGACGATGCCCATGTTTTTCGCCTCGTCCTTCACGGCACGGGAGAGAGTGTTGACGAGTTCTTTTGCTGTGACCTTCATGTTGCCTCCGTTGCCATGAATATAACAGGACGGACGATTTTGTCAAGCACCTTGCAATTGATTGCAGGGGAACGGTATGCTACAAAGGAATCCGGGAGAACAACATGGCAAGAAAGTGGAAGCTGAAGCAGGGTCCGAAGACCTGCAATGTCACCGTGGAACGTGAGGGGAAGGTCGTCACGGTCAAGTGTGAGGAGGGAAGGATCTACGAGGGGGACGAGTTCGCCAAGTGGTGTCCGTCCGTCCTGGTGGAAGTACCTTCAGCCGTGGTCCAGTCGATTCCTGTCCCGCCGGTAGACCCGGTGGTGAGACGAGAATACGCACGACCGGAGATCCCGCCCGTCATGGTCAAGGGTGTCGGCATCGATCTGAAGGCGACGATGGAGAAGAAGCACGTCGAAGCCCCAATGCCGCCTCCACCTCCCCCCGAACCGGAGGTGCCATCAGCACAGGAGCCAGAGACGGAGCCGCCGGAAGCTGCTCCGGAACCGGAACCAGAGAAGCCACGCGAGAAGAAGGGCAAGCTCCGGAAGCGCGGCAGGTAGTCGATGCCGGGCCTGAATTCGATAGGCTGGACATCCTTCGATGAGATGATGGCCGATGCCCTTGCCCTGTTGGGCGAGGGACGGATCAAGATCGAACTGACGCCGGAGCAACGCACCGCGATCATGCGACGGGTGCTGGTCTGGTACGGAGCGTTCAAGGCTCCCAAGAGACTCCACTGGTCCGACTCTACGGGCAATAACCAGTTCCCGATGCCAGAGGACTGCGATGTGGTTCTGGAGGTAATCGCAACCCCGCTGGCTGACGAGTTGTACGACATCTACAGCGGCGGGGTGGGGTACTCCATCATCTACGATCCGTTGCCGGTCGCAATCTTCCGGGGGGACTACTCCTACGTGCTTCAGATCCTACAGGACGTGGAGATGGGGCAGAGGATCCTGTCGGCAGACGTTACGTGGGAGTACGACAGGCTTCTGAGGCTGCTGCGGGTCTATCCGGGGAACCTGAATCCAGCGAGGGTGGCTGCGTTCTACCTATCGAGTCGGCTGGACTTCAAGGATGTGGAACTGCTGGACCAGGATCTCGTATTCCGGAGGTTCCAGGCGGAATCGAAGATCACGATTGGAATGATGCGTCGGAAGTATGCCTCATGGCCAGGGCCGGGTGGAGAGGTTCAGATGGACGGCGATGCACTGGTCATGGAGGGGAACGAGGAGAAGGCAACGACGGACGAGGAGATCATGGGTCGCTCTCGTCCCTGTGGATTCATGGTAGGGTAGGGCCGTGAAGTCGCACGTCTGGAATCTCTGGGGTAGGAAGTTCGTGATCGATGGATCCGTGGAGCCTACCGGGCGTGGAATCCAGGTAGGGGAATGGGAGTACCGGGTCCATGTGCAGGACGAGGGGGAGTGGAAGCCGGTGAGGGAGGATGTGGCGGTGGGGGTCCTGTTGTCGTTCTTGCGTAGGGCCGATGCGGCCTTGAAGCAGGCTCTCCTGGAGCAGCGAGTAGCGCCGCAGGTACGTGAGATGATCGAAGTCGTGAAAAAGCAGTTCGGGGGACGGGACGCGGAAGCGAATGCTTACGCGCTGTGCGTCACCTGTTCGCAGAAGAAGGGCCTGCTGGAATCAGGCACTCTGCGGGTACTCTGATGGGCGAGGGGATGTTCGATGACGAGATCGAGCTTGGGATGTTCGATCTCATTGCCAACGACCTACCGAACCTCGTGCGCGTGCAGGGGAGGCTCTGGAAACTACGTCCAGGGGCAGCGGTAGATCCGGACCACACGGACTTCCTTCAGGAGAAATACGTCGGTCCCTACGAAGTCGTGGTGACATGCGATAGTTCGACGGCGAAGTCCTTGACGATGGATCCGGACCAGGGCCTCGAAGCCACGCGGGACGTGGAACTGTACGTCACGAGGTTGGAGTGCGAGAGGGTAGGGTTCGGATTTCCGAAGACGGGGGACGTAATCTCGTTCCTACTTGAACGCTTGCCGGGTCCGTTGTACTTTGATATCCAGAACGTGCATGATGAAGGACGACTCCCCCAGGGACGGGCATTCGTGATATTCAGGTTGGAGTGCAAGTTCGTGACACACAACGACCCGAGCACTATCGTAGGCGACGGGGAAACGTGCTGGAGCGGTAGGAGGATCGACTAATGAGCGCACTCGACACACCAGGAAGCCACGAGCCCCCGAACTACTGGGACGCGATCCTGTGGATTGCGAGGGACCTGCTGGGGGCATCGTACAAGGCGATCATGGACTCCGAGGTTCCTGTCGGAGCCAGGGTGATCGTGAGGCCCAAGAACGGGAATCCTCCTGTTGCCATCGGCGTCGTGACGGAAGTGAACTTCGCGGAGCCGGGGAAAGAGGGGACGGGGAAGGGCTACACGATCAAGGTGAGGGATCTACGCCCCAATCTCTCGACGCAGGAGCAGGAGTACCCGACCGACAGCTATCTGTTCCATCCGGTGACGGAGTGACTGATCGTTCGAAGATAGCGGAGCGTCTGGGGCATGAGTTCGCGGACGCGACGAAGCAAGTCACGATTACCGCAGAGATGATCCGCCACGCCCGGAGCAGGGGCGTGTCGTATGTCTGCGCCAACTGCACGAAGTTCTGGCGTGGCATCGAGGCGGGGCAGGCACAGTGCGTGTCCTTGAACGAGGGCAAGCGATGTGGTGGCCCGATCTCCGGGATGACGTTTCCTGAGTACCAGGGGCCATTGTCACGGAATACGTTCCCGTCGATCTGCTTCGTCTGCGGGGTAGAGGCGATTGCCGGGGTGCGGGTGGGAGATTCGTCGGAACTGATCGGGGTATGCACGGATCACGAGCAATGGCTCATGTCGATGCGTAAGTTCGATCCGAAGAAAGATCGCCCCCTCGTGGAGAGGGTAGCGGAGGTGTGACGTGGCAGAGAGAAGCGTACAGGACATCATTGCCAAGATGCGCGAGACATTGGGGGAGGAGCTTGGACGGGCCGATGCTCTGTCCACGAAGCCCCTCACGCTCGCGGAGGCCGAACTGGCCGCCGCCTACAAGAAGATCGGGCAGGTGGGTCTGGCGAAGTTGGCCAAGCTGGGTGTGATCGATGCGAAGGAGTTCTTCGCGCCTCCGAAGTGGGTGGCGATGACCATGATCAACGACTCGCCGGAGACGTGGGTGCCGTATCCGGGGAGCCAAGCGGCATGGTTCGAGGCGGTAGACGAGATGTCGCAGACCGGGGAACTGTGGACCCTGGGATCGGCTGCCGACATGGCGAAGGCGTACAACCGGGTCGTCCGGACCTGGAAGAAGAAGATGGTGGACAAGGGACTGCTCTCCGTCGAGCCGGGTGGTCCGGGAATAGCGCAGCAGATCGCGGGACTGGTGGCGGGGCAGATGGAGAAGGTCGCTCCGATGCTGGCTGGACTTCCACCGGAGGTTCTGGCGAAGCACGGAATCACCGTGGCCCCGAAGAAGTGATCAAGTTCGGGGTCACACCGTCGCGGTCCAACGCTAGGGCCATGAAGCTGTTGCAATCAATTGCAACGAACGCCCAGAAGGCTGCCAATGCGGTAGCCTACGACACGGCCACGAGATATCGGGACGAGGTGAAGGAACGTCTAGGGGACGCAGGGGAGCGGTTCAGGACCATGATGAGCGGGATCCAACTGGTGAGCATGAACCAGGGTGATGCCGATCTGTTCGCAGTCATTGCGGAGATGAGAACGGTCAAGGTGTCGGAAGTAGAAGCCGAACTGATGACCGTGACGGTGGTTCCGCAGGTACAGGAGGCGTGGCTTCGGCTCCTGGCGTCCGAATCTCCGTGGCCCTTGAAGTTGCTCCCGAAGAAGCCGACTTCGGAGCAGGCGAGACTGGTGGGTCGGCGGGTACGCCAGGACGAGATGGAGAAGCTGTTGGCCTTGAAAAAGCCAAGAATGGAAAACATCTTGTCCGCGTTGGGGGGCTATGGTATAGATACGGACGTAGATGCGGAAGTCGAAGCCGAGATCCACATAGACACGAACTGGGAAGCTGTTCGGGCAGAGTACGGGCTGGATGGGTACAACAGGGTTCCTGTCTGGCAACCAGCACTGAAGGATGTACTGGCGGATCGGGAGCGGGTGGTAGATGTGATGGAGAAAGCCCTGTTGAATCCTCGTACATCGATGCCAGTCGAGAGGGCAGCTACGGGAGCCGAGATCGGTTCCATTCAGCGGTTTCAGGACATGATCAAGGTCTGAGCCTGGAGGAAGAAAGATGGACAAGAGCAAGGTCACGGTGATGTTCGACAAGTTCCTCGTTCAGATGCTCGCTGTGGAGGCGATAGACGAGGAGGATGTCGAGCAGCCGCAGGCACCCGCGAAGGCAGAGCCCCCGGCGGGTGGCTGGACGAACAAGTACGACGAGTACATGTTCGGCATCGTCAACAAGGTCATCGAGGATTACGGTCTGGAGCGCGAGACGGCGCACGAGATCGTGATGGGCGTGGCCGGGGTCATGGTGGACAAGAAGCACCTCCCGGTGCTGCCGAAGGGCAGCGTGGCGAAGGAAGCGGTGGAGGCGTGGGTCGCCGCCGCCGAGAAGATCGAGTTCGCCAAGCACGTGATCGGCCTGACCGACAAGATGATGCAGGAAACGGTCAAGGAGATCGCGGACGAGCCGGACGACAAGGATGAGAACGACGACTGATGCGGTCGGATGCTGTCAGGATCCCGGTAGCGCCCATCTACATCGAGAACTACGATGAGGGAGTCATGCGGGCGCTGGGTGGAGTCAAGGACTCGTTCGTCATCGCTGGCGAAGAGGCGCAATACTACTCTACCGTCATTCCGGGAGTCTGCGGTCCCGAGCCCACGGTCTACCACGGCAGGATCCCGATCTTCTTCGGCAAGGGCCGTGAGATTCTGCATCCGAACCTTCTTCCAGCCATCGTAATCGCCAGGACCGGAATCGAGGACGACATGGCGCGTGTGCGTCCCAAGACGCAGGCGCACTACGTCCCCGCATTCGGAGCGTCACGACTGCGGATCGTGAAGCCGGATGGGAGCGCCCTGGACGGCTACGACCCGATGGAGACGAAGGAAGCGTCGTGGCCGGTGAACATCACGTATGGCGTCCAGATTCGGTCCCGCGTGGAGATGGATCTGCTTCGCATGTTCCGATGGGTGACTACCCACATGAGGTCGCAGGATCTCTACTCGTACATCACGGTATGGGACACAGCGAACGATCCGAGAAACTACGACATCTTCCGGGAATCGATCACGGATATCGGGGACTACATCGACGTGAACGACGTGGTGCGCGGGTACGATTTCTCGTACCGGGTCCAGGCCGAGATCGACATCGAAGAGCCGACAGTCGGTAAAGTCGTTCGGAGTGTCAGGACAACGACACATCCGATGGAAGGATAGGGCCATGGCAGGGACGAACGTGTTCTGGTACTTCGTGGGGAATCGGGTAGAGAGCCTGATCCTGGATGGCCAGCCGTCTCTGGTGACGCCGCACTCGTACTTCCTGGCTCCGGAGGGGATGGCGTTTCCGGCCCATTCGAGGCACCTGTTCAAGCGCAAGAACCCACCGGCCGAGATTGCGGCGAAGTTCGGGGTAGCGCCGGTGGTAGCGGCCGAGAGGACGAAGGTCATCGAGGCGCAGACGGTCGAAGTAGAGAAGGCGAAGGAAGATGCCCCGCGTGAGGGGCAGTCGAGAGATCCGTTGCCTTTCGAGAAGGCGATCAAGGAATTCGCAGACGAGACGCATGGTGAGCAGTCGAAGTCGGAGTCGAGGCGGGATCGGAAGGACAGGGAGCGCAGGGAGCGTAAGCCCGAAGGCGACTAGGGCTCTGACAGATAGGCGAGGAGGCCACCATGCCGCAGTTCTCGTATCCGGGCATCTACAACGAGGAGCGCCGCAGGATTGCTCCGATCCAGGGTGTCAGCACCAGCAACTTCGGGGTTGTGGGAGCGGCCGAGCGTGGACCGGAGGACGAGGCGACCCTGATCACGTCGTTCACGCAGTTCCAGGAGCAGTTCGGTGACTTCATCACGGACAGCACGCTGGCGATGCAGGTGTACGCCTTCTTCGCACAGGAGGGGCGTCAGGCATACGTGGTGAGGGTGTGCCGTCCGGACGCGGTGGCAGCCTGCGGGTTCATCGAGAACAACGTGCTCGACGAAGAGGTGGATGCCGACATAGCGAGCGGTACGCTTCTCTGCCGGAGCGCCAGTTCTGGACTGCCGGGACCGAACGCCAACGACCTGATCAACGTGCCGGTCGATGCACCGGCTCCTCTCACGGCGGGCACCGTGAGATTCCGGTGGTGGGAGCAGACGATTCTCGCGGGTGGAATCACTCACTACACGGCAGGTGCGGCACCGGAGACGAGGGTGGTCTTCCAGATCCAGGACGCGGGTGGGAATCCGATCCGTCCGATAGAGCGTCCGCTGGCACTGCTCGTGGGGGCGTTCACGTGGCTCGACGGTGGAGCGGTGGCGAGGACGGTAGACATGTTGGCTACCGCACCGGCCAACGACATCATCGCGCTGCGGGAGTCGGTAGCGCCGTTCGCCACGGTAGGCTACATCGACTGCCAGACAGGGATCGTGGTCATCGACATGGCGCTGTTCACGGTGCCGACGAACATCGGAGCAGGCAACTCGATCACGAACCCCAACCCGTTCAACTACGGGACCGAGAGGACCGTGACGGACCTAGCTGGTGTTCTGGTAGGAGCCATCGATCCGGCGCAGCCGAGGTGGATCGACTACGACGGCACTGGTCTGGCAGGCGTGGCGGGAGCCTTCACGTTCCACTTCGGGACGGGAGCCGCACCGGCTCCGGTCATGGCAGGCTCGCAGGTGCTCGCGGACTACATCCAGGACGACTTCGGGTTCTGTGCCACCTCCAGGGGGGCATGGGGCAACGATCTGGAGATCCGGGTCTACGGCAGCGAGGAGTTCTACACGGCATCGACGGGCCAGTACAGCAGGGTGGACATCGAGGTCTGGTACGACGACCCGATAGAGGGCGTCCTGACTCTGAAGGAGACCTTCACGGAACTGGATCTGACGGACCCCACGAGCGCGAACTACATCGTGTCGGTCATCAACGACGCCTTCAAGGGCTCCGACCTGATCGTGATGAACGCGACGGCGGCGCAGGACACGTTCACGGGGGGCGTCAACGGTAGGCTCCGCAAGAGCTACAACAACGTGTGGGGCGAGGCGATAGCGGGTGGCAACGGTGTGATGACCGTGTTCGAGGGTGCGAACGCGGCGCAGGTGAGCAGCCCGATCATCCCCCGGACCCTGACGATCCGGTACTACGATGCGGCTGGAACGCTGTTCACGATCACGGACGATGGCGAGGGGAACCTGACCGGAGACGTGAACCCGGCCGGGACGAACACGGTGGACTACACCACGGGCGCACTGGAGTTCACGACCAGTGCGATTCCGACGCAGCCGATCCCGGCGGGTCTCCCGAACCAGGATGGATTCCTGCGGGCGAGGTACTACACGACGGCATCGTGTGGGGACTTCTGCACGGACGCGCCGACAGGCGGGACGGACGGAGTGCTCCCGATCACGAGGCTTCAGGTGTCGAGCCCGGCCCTGGAAGCGACGAACCGGGGAGTCTACGCCCTGAACGTCCCGGACGAGATGATGACGGTGGCGATCCCGGACTTCGCCACGGACGCAACTGTCACGCTGGACCTGATCGCGTGGGCAGAGAGGAAGCTGGACAAGTTCATCGTGGCGAGCGTCCCGCAGGGGGCAACGCCGACACAGGCGAAGGACTACAAGAAGCTCACGCTGGCGTCCTACTCCTCGTTCTGCGCCCTGTACTACCCCTTCGTGAACATCATCGACCCGAAGACGGATCTCCAGGTGTCGATGGCTCCGTGCGGGTGGATCGCGGGCGCATACGCGAGGACGGACAACGACAAGACGGTGAGCAAGGCCCCCGCCGGTGTGGAGGACGGTGCGCTGAATCTCGTGGTGGGCCTGGAGCGGAACCTGAGCCTGGAAGAGATCGGCATCTTGAACAAGGTGGGAGTCAACTGCCTGTACGAGTCGGCCGAGACGGGGAGGGTCATCTGGGGAGCCAGGACCCTGAGCAGGGACGACTTCTACCTGATCCAGAGGCGTCGGTTCTTCATGTTCGTGGAGAAGTCGGTCTACAAGAGCACGTGGGGCTTCGTGTTCGAGACGATCTCGACGGGCATGTACGACAGGATCAAGAACCTCGTGGAAGGGTTCTTGTCGGGACTCCTGAGCTTGGGCTACTTCCCGACCGGAATCCCGTCGCTGGCCTACAAGGTCGTCTGCGACACCTCGAACAACACGCCAGCCATCGCGGAGCAGGGCATCGTGATCTGCGACGTGTATCTGGCCCCGACAACGCCGGGAGAGTTCATCCTGTTCAGGTATCAGCAGCTTACGGCAGTTGCCTGATAGGAGGAGAGAGCCATGAGAAGCGCAAACACGGACTACTTCCAGAACTTCAGGTTCCATGCTTCGGTCGTGGGTCCGGGTGGCATCGACTACCTGAGCAGCATCGAGGCAGGCTTCAACACCTGTTCACTGCCGGAGCTTTCCACGGACGACGCCGAGTACCGCGAAGGCATCATGACGTACACCCGCAAGCAGCCGGGAATCGCCACGGTGAGCAGCGTCACCCTGACGAGAGGCGTCACGCCGAAGCAGTCCAGGTTCTACGAGTGGATGATCTTCAACATCGAGGGCGGCGAGTACAAGGGCACCCTGACGATCTACCACTACCACAGGGTCGGCAAGGAACCGGACGAGAGCGCCAACAGGGCGGATCTCAACTACGCTCGCCAGTACGTGTGCGAGGAGGCGCAGCCGATCCGGATGAAGCCAGCGGGAGACATGGACGCGACATCCTCCGACATCTCTCTCGCGGAGGTGGAAATCTCCATCGAGCGGTTCAAGATCGTCGAGCCGTCCGTGGCATACCCGGTGGGCTGGCAGCCGACTGCGTACCTGTCGCTCTAGTAGGAGGGGTCCGGTGTGGCTCGTCCCCGCGTACTCGATTATCTTCAGGTCTACCCGTTCTGGATAGTCGATCTTTCCTGGTCTACCTTCGGAGGAATGGCGTTCACGCCGCTGCTGGGCTTCCAGTCCTGTAGTCCACCGGAGATCACGATAGAGACACAGGAAGTGAACGAAGGGAACTGGTTCTACCCGCAGCACCACATCCGGAAGGCCACGGTAGGTGAGATGACCTTGGGGCGTGGGGTTCAGTTCTACGACTCCGACTTCTACAAGTGGGCGATCAAGGCGATCCAGGGCCAGGGGGTCGTGAAGCGGGATCTCATGCTGGTCCACTACTTCGCAATCTCCCCGATCACGATAGCGGAGCAGGCGAGAGGCGGTGGAGTGGCTGGAACGCTGAATCTCCTGGGTCTGGCGGGGATCCAGGGGGCGATGATGGTGAAGATCATGAAGGCATCGCCGGTGGGGGGAGTGCAAGTTTTTGGGGCACAGGGGGCAGGGATGGCGCTTCAGGCATCGGGGTATGCTCCACCTGTAGATCATGCTCCGAGGTTCCCTGCGAAGGCGTGGATCCTTCGGAAATGCTTGCCGACACGCTGGAAGGCTGCGTCGGACTTCGACGCCATGAGTGGGGATGTGTCGATAGCGGAGTTGGCGGTCCAGCCGCATCGAATCGAGGAGCTATCGGTTGCCACTTGAACTGGTGGATGGGATGTGGTGAAATCAATTGCACATGATCGGACAGGCACTCATAGAGCATCTGAACCAGGAACCGGATCCTGCGTGTAGTCCTCACATGGCGGGGAGCCTGTTCGTGGGACACTTGCACCGCGAGAAGGTAGAGCTTGTGGACGTGGCTGTCGTGACTACCAGGGAGCACCGGGAGACGGGGACGCCAGTGGTGCTGCCTCTGCCGGATGAAGGCTTCACGCGGGTCTGGATGAAGCGTAGCGCCTACAATCCACGGGCAGTCGGAGTACGGGTGACGGACGAGGTGTTCTCTGCGGTGGTGGAGTGGCCGCGGGACTACTTCGACGTGGCACTGGACGAGGTGGCACGGGCAGCGGGGAAGGCGAGCGTCCTGGAGAGCATGGGGGCTGTTTCCAGGACCATCGTGACGAACCAGATGATCGAGGGGACGCCAAGGGTTCACAGGACGTTTGCTGTCGAGCGGGGGAAGTGGGATGAGGAGTTCGAGGTCTACGAGGAGTTCGGATCGGTCAAGGATGCCCTGGCGAAGTTCGAGGAGATAAAGCCAGTCCTGGCCACGCCCGCGCCTACGGGCGCGTGCGCGAGCTACCTGAAGGTGAACGGCTTGTCCGGACTGCTGGACACGCCGAAGGGCATGAGGCTGTGGGGCGCGATGCAAGAGACTATAGACAGGAAGCTGCTGGTGACGCCGATGAAGTTCGAGGCGTACCGGGGAGCAGTCAAGGAGCCGCTGACAGCGGTAGAAGCGGGAGGGCTGATCAATCTTGGAGTTCTATGCTCGAAGTGCCCCGGAATGACGTGGGGGGAAGTAGGCTACGAGGTAATGCGAGGGGCCGGAGGAGAGCATGAGCGCAGATGATCTTAGGGGTGTTCTCACAATAATCGTGAGTGCAATATTCCTATTTCTTACTATAGTCGGATCGGTGTTTGCGGCTTATAGGTTCTTGAAGAAGGAAATGTCGGAGTCAATGACGAAGCACTACGTCCACGAGCATGTTCTGCACGCTGGAACCGGAGAGACGATTCGTGATCGCCTTATCCGGTGGGGACCGATGGGTCCACGGGCAGGCGCGGGAATGTATCGTCAGATCGGAGGTGAATGATGACCCATGCCGAACTGAGGGACAGGATCGGGCTGACGCCGGGTCTCCCGGACTACAGCGGGCCGGAGCCGTCCAAGATCGTGTATCCGCCGATGGATTGTTCTGAGGAGCAGTACATCAAGATGCTCACGAAGAAGCAACGATACGACTTCCGGATCTGGTTCATCGTTGCCATCCTGAGTGCGGTAGCGTTCGTGTGGTCGGTCTGGAACGCGATGACGTACTTCATTCCGTGAGACGGCTGGCATCAGCGGAGAAGGTGGGTCCAATGGCGTTGGTGTCGCTGCCTCATGCTCCTATGGTTGGCTTCAAGAGGAACGCCTTGTCGGTCACGAGGGGCGTCATGAACGAGTTCGAGATCGTGGCACAGAACCAGGACGGTTCGTCGGTGAACTTGACGGGCCTGACGGTGTTCTTCAAGGCGTACAAGAGCCGAAGAATCGTAGAGGACGATATCCGCTACGTAGACCCCATTGTGAGCCTGGACAGTGCGGGACCCTACCTGAACATTACGACTCCAGCGGACGGACAGATCCAGTTGCTTCTGGTGGGGATCCTGACGGAAGCCATCGACCCGGACCTGTACTGGTACGACCTGTGGTACGAGGATGCGCTGGACAACAGGATCCCACTCATCGACAAGGCCGAGTTCAAGATCCACGAATAGCGCGAATTGCACGGTTGACAGGGTATGCGCGGAGGGGTAACTTTGCGCGTATGTCGGACCCCGAACCGAAGATAGTCAATCTCCCAGCCCCGGAAGTCATCTGGTCCCTGGCCGTGAAGGCGAGGGACGAGAAGTGTGTCTGCTGCGACTCAAAGGATGAACTGGTGGCGTACCTGTTCGACGGGCGAGGCATCGTGAGCAAGGATGGCACGCTGGACTTGTCGAGCGGTGTGGCGCTGTGCGCCCGGTGCAACCTCCGAGCAGGGAAAGACGCGAAGTTTCGGGAAGGGCTACCGGGGATGCTGAAGCCGATCAAGGCGGCGAGATTGAACATCGAGATCGACGGAAGCCTGCACGCTAGGTTCCAGGCGGTATGCAGGTATCGAGGAACCACTGTCAGCCGAGCCGTGCGTGAACTGATCACAGCACACATGGAGGTCGTAGAAGATGTCGGACGCAACTAGCCTCGAAATCACTTCCGAAGTCGTGGACGGAATTCCTGGCCTGTCGGAGCCGGGATCGATGGAGGCACTGTTCGAGCGCCATCACAAGATCCCCCGGACGGTCGATGCGAAGTCGAGCGTCATGATCGCCAAGCTGCCGGGAGGGTTCTGGGATGGCAGCACGCTTCACCGGGACGTGACGGTGTGCGAACTGGACGGCGAGGACGAGGACGTGCTGGTGAGCGACACGTCGTCCTACCCACTGAGGCTGAACAAGATCCTGTCCAGGAAGATCCAGGGCATCGGATCCATCGTGGACGAGGTAGCGATCAAGAGCATCGTACCGAAGCTGTCCGTCCTGGATCGAGCGGCGGTCCTGATCTGTGTCCGTCGCGTGACTCACGGTGACGACATTCACGGGATGGAAGTGAAGTGCGCGGCGTGCAAGACGACGTACAAGGCGAGCCCGGACCTGTCCACGATCACCTTCGTCCGTCCGCTACAGCCGGAGAAGGTGGAGTGGGAGTTCCGGTTGCCGCGGGCCAGTGCGAAGGCGGGGAAGGACGTGCTGGTGCGGTGGCACTCCTACGACGGGGAGAGGGAAGCCAGAGTGGCGGCGGTGTCGGCGCAGGTCGGGGACAAGGATGCCTTGACGTGGAGAATCATGGGCAGGATCACGGCCATTGATGGGACGCCGATGGGTCTGTCCGATGAGCACTTCACGAACGACGGGAAGATCCGGCAGGACAAGTCCCTGGTGACGCTGTTCCGTGCGGTGAAGCTGATGTCGCAGGCAGACCGCAATGCGCTCCGCAACGAGTTCGTGCGGGTCGAAGGGGACATTGATCTGACCGTGGGGGCGCAGTGCTCGAATCCGAGTTGTACGGACCCGAGCCAGAAGTTCACGCTGGACATCACGGATCGCAGTTTTTTCTTTCCACGGGAGGGGCAGAGCGGTTAGAGGCAGAAATCCGGGCGTTCATGGTGTATTATCGCACCACGTACACGGACGCCATGAAGATCCCGGTTTCGAGGCGTCATCGCTGGGTGTTGTTGCACGAGGAAGAGCAGCAGAAAGCCCACAACGTAGCCGAGTCGAAGGCAAGAGTGCGCGGGGGCAGGAGAAGGTGACGTGCCATTCGACGCCGGAGTTGGGTTTGCCTTCACAGGGAAAGACGCTGGCCTATCGCGTACTGCCCGTGGAGCAGCGTCGGCAGTCGAAGGTCTGGGATCTGCGGTGGACGGCTTGGGGGAGCGGTTCCAGGCGAACGTCGATAACGTCAACAACTTCTTCAAGGAACTGAGTCAGAAGCAACTGGATCGGGTCGAGTCCGGGTTGCAATCAATTGCAGATTCAGCATCGGTCAACTCTACGAGCCTCGAAGGCATGGCGGCATCGGCCGCGAAGGTAGCGAGGCCCATCGTGGCGTCCCTGGGGCTCACGGGGGCAGCGGCGAAGAAGGCGAAGGGGCAGATCGTCGGGCTATCCATCGGGATGAACGTGGGAGCGGAGGTAGTCGGGAAGGCGGTCAAGGCTCTCACGCTCTACGAGGAGGAGTTCAAGGCCATCGGGCTGAAGTCCACGAAGGACATCGTGAAGTTCGGGGAGGTGTCCGGGGTCGAGATGGACAAGTTCGGGTCGCAGATCGCGGACCTGGGCCGGTCCTGGGGATTGTCGAAGGATCAGCTTGGGGAACTGGTGCCGTGGATAGTGGAGGCGGGGCGCTCGTTCGGGTTCGGGAAAGAGGCCGTAGCGAGCCTTGGGGACGTGACGAAGGCGCTGGACGAGAACTTGTCCAAGGTGCTCTTGAAGAACGGCCCAGAGGCAATCTCGAAGTTCACGAAGGGTATCTACGGGCTGGCACTCGTATCATCGAAGACCTTGGGGATGGACTTCCCGGAGGCGCTATCGCAGTCCTTGAACGTGTTCAACATGCTCACGAAAGACATGGCGACGTTCCAGGGTACTTTCGTGGGGCTTGGAAAAGACTTCGGACCCCTGGCAGACAAGTTGGGGTTGTCCATTGGGAACTGGGACGCGGCCTTCAAGTTGGTCCAGCAGGATCCGATGGAGTTCGTGAAGCAGCTTCGGGTGCTCATGGACAACATGGACCAGAGCGACCAGAGTTCGCAGTTCTTCCTGAATCGGCTGAAGCTGACGTTGGGGGAGGACTCCTCGATGCTCCGGTTCTTGACCGACCAGACCATCGACATGGACAAGGCGATGGGGCAGTTGGAGGGGGTCAAAGCCGGTACGGATTCGATGAACAAGTTCGGGAAGGAGTGGGGTGGTACTGGCAGGACGATGGCTGAATCACTCGACCTGATGCGTGAGGCGCAGAAGATGCGCTTCATGGCGATCTCGAAGGACGAGTGGAAGCCGTACATGAAGAACTTGAAGGCGGGGTACAAGTCCACCGTGGACTGGATGAAGCACCTCGCGTCGGACACGGAGCCGGGTGGAGTTGGGAAGCTGATCAAGGCAGCGTCGATGGGTCTGCGGTTCGGTCCTGGGGGGGCGATTCGGGCGTTGTTCCCGGCCAAAGAAGGGAGTGCGGCTGCGGGGATGATCGATTCGCTGTCCGACTCCCTGGTGGACTTCCTGCCGCACATCACGGCACTTGGGGCCTTGGGATTCCGACCGGCGATGTTGGCGGCTCCATTCAAGATGGCACTGAGCCCGTTGTCGATGTTGGGGGGGCCTCTGGCGTCATTCTCCGGGATGTTGGGGGGACTGCCGAAGCTGGCCCTGAGCATCTTCGGGCCGTTGGGGATCCTGGCTGTGGCGATAGGAGGGTTCACGCTCCTGTCGCGGAAGTGGAAGGATGGGGAGGAGAGCAGCATCGCCAAGTTCTTCAAGACGGAGCTTCCGATTATGCTCTTGCGGGGGTTGAACTACCTCCTGACGGGGAAGGATCTAGAGAAGGGCGAGAAGAAAGCCCTTGCGAAGTTGGCGGGGCCGGAACTGTGGGGCAAGGTGGCTTCCGATGGGATGGAGGCGTTCGGGAAGGCGTTCACGGTCGGGATGGAGGCGTTCGAGATCGGGTCGGACGTACTGGTGACGTTGGCGACAAAGCTGGCAGAGGGGATCTCGAATGCGTTGGCGAAGGCAGACTACGAGAAGTTCGGGGAGTCGTTGGCGAAGATCGCGGTGAATCTCACGTCTGCGGTGGGAAAGGTGGTGGCGAAGACCCCGGACTTGATCTCCGGGCTGGCGAAGGGTATCGCGTCGGCCTTTGGCAAGATCGAGTGGGGGAAGATGTTCGGGGGGGCTGAGAAGGAGATCGAGGGCGCGAGCGGGGGTATAGGGGATGCAGTCAAGGCCGGGTTCGGTTTGGAGAATGTCTTGGGGGCAGGGGCACTGATCGGGTTGCCTCTGGTGTTGGGGGGGATCAAGAAGATCCGCAAGGACGGGATGGGGATGTTGGGGGCGTTGGGCAAGAAGGCAACGAAGGCACCTGCTGGGGTTCTGGCAGGCATTCCAGAGTGCGTTCCGACGTGTGGGATGGAAGGTGCGGGTGGGGGAGCCCCGATGCTTCCTGGGGCAATCTCCGGGCCTGGGGCGGTCATGCAGACGCAGCCGGGAAGATGGGCCGCGATGAAGGCGGGGATGGGCAAGGCGGTAGGCTGGAAGGGCGTCACGGGCATGGGCGCGGGCGCGGGGATGCTTCCTGGTCTAGCTATGGGCGGTGTGGCTGCGGCGGGAGGCGAGATCGGGGTTGGAGCGGGACTGGCAGGGTATGGCGGTGCTGCGGCGATGGGTGGAGTGAAGGCTGTTCCTGTGGCTGCGGCTCTGACGGCAGCGGGGGGGGCAGTTAAGGGATTCAGGGAGCAGTGGGCTATCGCTATGGACGATATCCAGGGCGAAACGGCCACGACCAGTGACTACATCGAGGCATCGTTCAAGGGGGCTATGGGTGGAGTTGTAGAGGCATCCGATACGATGACTTTGGGGATCACGAGAAAGTTGCGGGATGCGACTGCCGAATGGATGGGCTTGAACAAGATCACGGGAGAGCAGATTGGCAAGACGTTCGAGTGGTTGTGGGAGAAGATCACTGGTGGGGCCGCGTGGGCTATCGGATTCGTAGCAGACTCGTTTAAGAACCTGGGTGTGGGGGCATGGAAGGTAATTCAAGGTATAGGATCGACGCTGGTTTCCTCTGGAAAGACATGGGTGGAGTTCTTCAAGGGGAAGGCAGCCGAGTTCTGGGAGTACGGCAAGCTCATTGTGCTGAAGGCAAACTTGCAGTTGAAGAAGCTGTGGTGGGGAATCCAGGATGTTCTAGATCAAGCAGTCCTGGGATCAATGACGATGTTCAAGAACGTCATTGGTGGCTTCTATACGTTGCTCGATAAGCTGCCAGAATCCGCGAAGAAGACCTTGCGCGAGTTCGAGGGGTTTAAGACCTTTGAGAACTTCGTGCTGAGTGTGGGCGAGACGGTTGACAAGGAGATCAACAAGAAGCTGGAGGAGTCCGACAAGAAACGGATCGAGCGCAAGAAGGAAGAGGCGGCACTGAATGGGCAGATCATTCAGCAAGCACAGACCTATCAGGCTCAACAGATCCAGACGAATCAGAAGGTGGCCGCGAGTCAAGAGAAGACGATAGAGAATCTATCTGCTTTGTGGGAGGGAACGAAGCAGATGGGGAAGGGGGCGGCGGGGGCTGCGGCTACCGTGGCGGCGTTGGCGTTGGCCCCGGCGATGCCAGTGATAGGGTTGGGCGTAGCTTTTGCTCCAGAGTCATGGAAGCAGGCTATTTCGGGGGCCTTGGGGCAGGAGGGCGCGGCCGCGATGTCGAAGTCTACGGAGAAAACCGTGGACGACATCGAGAGGCAGATCATCGGACTTCAAAACGATCAGGAAGTGGTAACAAAGAAGAGTGTCACTGGACTAACGGAGCAGGTTCAGAAGGGAGCCGTAGCGACTCTGGAATCCTTCTCTGGAATGGCAGCGGACTTGGGCGTCAAGAAGGGCAAGATGCCGAAGCTGCAAAAGGACGCGGCTTCGATCCTGAGTGAGATGAGCAAGGCAGCAACACCAGAAGAAGCTGCTACCATGATGAAGGAGGCAGTGGCGGGGTATGAGGGTGCCGATAAGGGAGCGATGCTCCAGATGCTCTCTGCTTCTGGTGGAGTTCTGTTCTCGCAGGGTTCTTTGTCGGGAATGGTAGGAAAGACAAAGGGGGAGATGGCAAAGGAAGGGCTGGCGTTCACTGAGGCATTGGCAGGAGCGCAGCTTGAAGGGCTTACTGATGTGATTCCGAAGGGGAAGAAGGGGAAGGCAGCTAAGGCGGCGCAAGTCAAGGCGGCCACTGAGACGGCAGAGGCAGCGAAGAGCGTATCGGCTGGTGTAGCGGCGGCACAGGCAGCCTACACGACGGGTGGAGTTACGGTGACGGCTCCTCCACCTCCCGCAGCGAAGATCAAGGGATTGGGAGTGGTAGCGTCGGCAGGTGGAGTGACGCAGGCCACGGCGGGAGGGAACGTGATCGTGAACATGCCGGACAAGCTCTACATCAAGGGCAAGCTGAGTGATACCGGAGACGCACAGATGCTAGGAGCCTACGGCTGATGGCACGGAAGCGGATCAATCTGAGGCCGAACTGCCGAGCGTTGTTCTCGACTCACTTCTACAAGGGGGACTTCGAGTGGTTTGGGATGCCGACCTACCCGGAGTTCCTTCCGTCCGATGACGATGTGCTGGTGGAGGTGAAGTTGAACACGAGCCTGGACAATCTCTCGCAGGAATACTACGACACGCCGGAACTGTGGTTCGTGATCGCGCTTGCCAACAACGTCGATCTGCCTCCGTTGGAAATGTATCCGGGGCAGGTGCTTCGGATCCCGTCCAAGGAACGAGTCACGAGTTTCTTGAAGAAGTCACGGAAGGGGTAGTATGCCTCTGCCGCCAAGCGCAGCTTTCTCCGCGTCAGTACCGGCCCCGAACAAGTGGGAGAAGCCGGAACTGTCGGGGGGACAGCCGATCCTGGTGGATCCGTCCACGAAGGATAAGTGGCTGGGCTTAGATGATTCCTACGTGGTCAGAGCGAAGATCCTCTCGAAGCGACCGGATGGGTTTGTGGAGTTCCCGCTGTGGCTGAAGACAGACGTGGCAGACATGCCCGACTTCCCGGTGGTGGAGAGCTTGACGGTCGAGTGGGGGCCGGGGGTCCACGGACAGATCACGGTGACGATGAAGATGGACTTCCGGATGGGGCGATGGTTCCTGGACAACGAGATATCGAGGTTCGGGAACACGCTGGTCGTTCAGGCTGGATGGCCGAAGGCGGATATCTGGACACCGATCTTCTCTGGTGTCACAGAAGCACCGCAGCCGAACTTCGATCCGATGGGGTACGACATCACGTTGACTGCGAAGATCACTGGGATGCGGTTGGGTCGGCTCCGATTCGACATGGGGAAGTACATCAAGGGCAAGACGAGCAGGCGGGAGGTGGTGCGGGCCTTCCTGGAGGAAGCGGGCTTCGTGGTCCAGTTCTACGAGAGCGCGATAGCGGGGAAGAAGGAGGAGGACAACGAGTGGCTGGATGGGGGGGTAGAGACTGGTCTGGTGGCGGGGGGAAGGTTCTGGCCGGAGGAGCACACTATCGAAGCCTTCATCGCGTGGGTCTGCCTGGAAGCGAACATGAAGTGCGTCATGTGGCCGCACCCGCAGACGGGGGAGATTTACGCCTTCACCTTCATCAACCGGGCATCGGTCATGAGCCAGGAGGTGAAGCGGGAACTGGTGATGTTCTCGAACATCAACGTGGAGAAGGGTATCTATCCGCTGACGGGTTTTTCCAGTGACTCGCCGCAGGTGTTCTGGGACAGGTGGCAGTTCGGGGGTACGGCATCCGACATCGATCCGATGAAGAAGAAGGATGTGAACGTAGAGGCCAACGAGGGGACCTCGAAGATGCCGTCGCACGGGGAAGAAACCGTGGGGGTGAGGGCAACTGGAGGTGCGGCATTCGCTCCGAAGTTTGCCACGCAGCAGGCGTTCATAGACAAGAGGCAGAAGGATCAGCAGCTACAGGACGAACTCGAACTGTCGGAGCTTGCCCTGGAGGCGATAGAGCAGCGGGGGTACGAGGCGGTCCTGACGACCAAGAGTGGGCATCCGATGATGCACGATGCTCCAGTAGACACGGCTCCGGGGGGAGTGAAAATAGCATCCCCGGTGGGAAGGGATTCGTCCGAGGAGGGGCGAATGCAGTCCTACTACGATGAGGCAGCTATGAGCGGGGGGATCAAGGCCACGCTGAAGTCGATAGGGATGCCGGACGCTAACCCGATGATGCTTGTGGGGGTGCGGGGGGTAGGGGTTCGGTTCGATGGGGTCTACAAGGTGATCAAGGTGACGCATTCGCTGAGTGCTGGAACGTGGGATACTGACTTCGATGCGGTGAAGTCGGACTTCCCGAAGGGCAGCGGGCTTCTGGAGACTTCGAGGCCGTTGTTGGCGGCAGAGGTGGTGGAGCAGGCGTACCCGCAGGTGGAGATGCCGTCTACTGAGGCTGGACCGAGCGGGACAGAGGAAGCAGTGTAGATGTTCGATCTTCGTTCACCGTTCGGGAAGTTCTTTTCGACGTTGAAGGCGTGGGGCCTGGAGGGCTACAACCTGTTCTATGGTCGGTACAGGGCCTATGTGGTGGACAACGAGGACCCGGAGGGAGTCGGACGGATCAAGGTACGGATCCCGGCGATAGGGCACGGTTCGACGGACTGGCTGTGGGCGCTCCCGAAGTACCCGGCTCCATGTGGGAAGGTGGATGGGAAGTCGTTCGGGATCTACGTGCCGCCGCCCGCGAAGGACACGACGGTATGGGTGGAGTTCGAGGTGGGGCGCGTGAAGCACCCGATCTACACGGGGGGATGGTTCGGGAAGGATGAGCTTCCGTCGAAGATCGCGGACGTGGCTCCTGCGGCGTGGATGTTCTGGTCGATAGCACAGCATTACCTCACGTTCATCGACAAGGACGGGGAGGAAGAGGTTGAGCTTGCCTGGATGGGCAAGCACAAGATCACGATGGACAAGGATCACGTCCTGATCACGACCGAGAACGGGACGCAACTCGAATTGAAGGTGGATGGGACCTTTGATATAAAGGACGAGAAGAACAACGAGATCCGGTCTGCCACGAACAAGCTGGAGGTGATCTCCGGGCAGGCAAGTGTGGTCCTGGAGAATGGGCAGGCGACGGTGAAGGCGACTACCTTCACGTGGGGGCCTGGGGGCGTGACATCGGGGGCGAAGGCGAGTGTGAGAGGAGAGGATCTGGTGAACGTGTTGAACCAGTTGGTTTCGCAGTTGGCGAACTTCAAGGTGGCGGTCACGGGCGGCGTGGGGGTCACGGATCCATCGACGGCAGCACAGATGCTCTTGCTGGTGCCGAAGTTGCAGAAGACCTTGATCCCGACGTTCAAGACGTGACGTTGCAATTGATTGCAAGAGGTTAGGGATGCCGCAGCCTGGAATCTACAACGCCTACGGGGATCCCCTGATTCTGGGGGTCAAGACGTACCCCGAACTGGTGGACATCTACCGGAGCGTTCAGGATTCGGTACGGGACATCCTCAACACGCAGATCGGGACCAGGAGGATGCGCCCGACCTACGGCTGCAACATCTACAGCTTCATCTTCGAGAACAACGATGAGCTTCTGATGGCGAGGGCAGAGATCGAGGTGAGGCGGGCGCTGGAACTGAACGAGCCGCGGATCACGGTACAGGCGGTGGGGGCAGAGATAGGGACAGATGATCGGGGGGAACCGAACGTCATCATCTTGGACGTGGGCTACTACATCAAGAGCGACTACATCGAGCAGTCGATCACGATCAAGAGGCAGGGAGGGTAGAGATGTCGGCACAGGGCTCCACGGCTACCCCTCCGAGGCCACGGGCGTACCCGATCTCGCGGGACGACCTGAATCGGACCAAGTATTTCGGACGGGACTTCTTCACGTTCTACGACGACGTGATTTTCCGAGTGCAGACGGTGTTCTTCTCGACGTTCAACAACTTCGTCGCATCGGACCCGGCGATCATGCTGGTGGACGTGACGTGTTGGGCGATGGATCTCCTGAGCTTCTACCTGGACCGGAAGGCGAGCGAGGCATACCTGGAGACGGCGCGGACGAGGGAAGCCGTGTCGATCATGACGCGGACCATCGGCTACAAGATGTATGGGGCGGTCCCGGCGACGGTAGACCTCCAGGTGACGCTGGACCAGTCCTACGCCTTCGTGGTGACGTACCCGAAGGGGTTCCAGTGGAAGGACACGTCGGGGAACATCTGGGAGAACGTGACGGCTCTGACGTTCCTGCCAGGGGAGGTGGGACCGAAGACCGTATCGATCCGGGAAGGGGAGACGAAGACTGAGAACTTCGTGTCGGATGGGTCGGTGTCGCAGAGGTTCGAGTTGGGGGTGCCAGATGACAAGGCGTTGGCGTGGGAGTCGGACGAGGTGTACGTGGGGGTCACGCTCTGGACTCGCCACGACTTCCTGACCTACGAGGCGACGAACCAGTACGAGGTGGACTACAACGGAAAGCCTCCGGCGGTAGTGTTCGGGGACGGGATCACGGGGAACATCCCTCCATCGGCAGCGACGATCACGGTGAAGTACATCCAGACGCTAGGGGCGTCCGGGCGGATCCTGGCGGATCGGATCACGGAGACAGTGGATCCGCTGGTAGTCGGAGGCAACACCATCGAGCAGACGGTGACGAATCCGTTGCCATCGGGGGGAGGGGACAACGCGGAGGATCTGATTCGGGCGAAGACCTTGGCTCCACAGGTGTACCGGGCGCGGGACGTGAATATCACGAGGCCGGACTACATTGCACGGGCGACGGCATACGCATCGGCAGCGTATGGCACCGTGGCGATGGCGCAGGCGTACACGGCCCGGAGCGCGAGCGGGGACGTAGCTCTTGCGGACTGCCTGAACATCATCAGGAATGGACTGCTCTACTACTCCGGATTGATTGCCACGGAGCTTGCGGCGGCGATAGGGAACGAGGGGCTGATCACGATCTACTTCATGGGGCTCGATGCTGCTCTGGCCGAAGCGGTGACGTATCTGGGGCAAGTGGATGGGAACCTGAACGACATCCTGGCAGCCAGTACCTCCATCCTTGGTTCGACGGCAACGCAGGAGATCCAGATCCAGGGGCTAGAAGGGCTGTTGGCTGGATGGGTAGCGGCGCTCATCATTACTCCGGCGCAAGAGGCGGCTGCTCTGGTTTTCATCGGCCAGATTCGGGCAGCCAAGTCGGGAGTCGAAGGACAGGTAGGGATCGTCAACGCGGAGGTGACAGCCTCGAAGTCGTTGGTGAGCACGGCTACGAGTCGGATCGGGACGGCGCAATCGGCATCGACGTTGGCACAGGCGCAGTTGGCTCTCATGAAGGGGCATGTCCAGCAGGCGCAGACCTATGTGCTGAACCTGGACGACGACGTGAATTCGGGCCTGGACTGCATCTACAACCACGTGGACGAGATCCTGAGCGAAGACTGCAAGGCCAATCTCGTCGTGGTGCCGATCCTGAGCACGGATGCGGACGGGTTCTACACGGCTCCGACCCTGAGCCTGATCGCGGCGGTGCAGGCGTACCTGGAAGAGCGGAAGGAAGTCACGCAGACGGTGAACGTGGTGGACGGATCCTTCTACTTGGTTCCGGCGCAGATCGTGATCACGTTGGGGGTGATACGGGGCTACATCGGGGAAGAGATCGTGGCGGTAGCGGATCGGAACATCAGGTCCATCTTGAAGAAGCGGGCCTTCGGATTGAACCTCTACCGGAGCGAGATCCATGACCAGTGCGACGACATAGACGGAGTGGACTTCTCGAACATCAGGATCACGGGGCCGTCCGACCACTTGGATGGCAGCGGGAATCTGGTGGTGGACGAGAAGGAAACGATCACGCTGGGGACGTTGACGATCTCCTACGTGATCTCCAACCCGCCGACGTGAGGGTGAGCCATGCCTAGTACGCCACGGATGGGTATTCCGTACCCGAACAAGAACGAGACGGACTGGTACAACGCCTTCCAGTCGGCATTGCTGTCCATCGACTCGCACATGTTCGCGCACCGGGAAGACCGGAACCTGATCATGTACTCCGATGCGGTGTTCACCTGGAACGCGGGGACATCGACGCTCTCCTGGACGGATCCGTTCTACCTCGTAGGGGCACAGTCGGGTGGGCGATGGAAGGTGGATGCGGACAGCATCGTCATCAACGATGGTGAGATGTTCGTGGCGTTCATTCAGAGGTGGCCGCAGGGGACGGCTACCATTTCGACCCTGGAATCAAGAGCGGCGTGCGAGCAGACGGACGAGGGATGCGTGATCTGTGTCCGGTCGGGCTCGAATCTCTACTTCCGGAGCGGGGTGAAGATGGAGGACGGGGACTCGTTCGACATCTTCCTGATCGGTGGCGGTGGTGGGGCAGCGGATCTGGAGAAGCATCAGAGGCACATGCACACGAACGGCATCGTGCGCTCCACGACAGCCACGGGGGCCTTGGCGGTGTCCGTGACGGACGGTGGCGGGGCAGTAGACGATACCCTGGACGTGGCAGCGGTGCCGGGTGGGGACTCGTACTACGTGAACGGACGGGAGAGGACGCAGCCTGCGGCGGTGTTCTCGTTCGTGAATCCGGGCCTTGGGGCGAACGACGTAAGGCTTTACAGGGCGTACATGGCAGATGCGGGGGATCCGCAGTTCCAGCAGCGGGTGACGTACTCGCAGCCAGCCGCCATCGGTCGGTTCTGGGTGGTCCAGGGCTCCAGGAGCATCCTGCCGGGGGGAGGAAGTATCGAGTTCAGGACGGTGGTGGCAGCGAACTACTGGCAGGTACGGTTTGGTGGGGGACCGGCGCTTCTGGTTCCGACAGCGGGGCTTCCGGAGGGGGTCTACCGGCTGTACGCAGCGGACGGGGTGAACTGGATCGACGTGTACTTCCCGACGCCAGGAGTGCTTCCGGGGCAGTTCGACTGGACGCTGATCGATGCGGTGCCGCCTCTGAGCGTGGCTCTGACCTTCCTGCCGGAGATAGACGAGAAGGCGTACTTCATGATCGGGACGGCGGTAGCCTGGATGGATGGACTGTTCGTCCAGTGGGGCTACGGAGCCGCGTCCAACGTGCTCAATGAGCGGAGGTGGGGGAACATCGGGGAGTCCATCGTAGGGGACGACTTTCTGCACTACATCGCGGAGAGGGTGGGTACGGTGTCCACGTCCGGGGTCATCTTCGATCATGACGCGGCGTGGTCGGGAAGGATGGGTCCGAGCCCATTGCCGATGTCCGAGTTCAATGAGGTCAACTTCGGGCTGGTCTACGACAGCATCCTGGGAACGCTCGCAATCTCCGGTGGGAAGCTGCTCGTAGATGGGCAACTCTACGTTCGGGGTGGGCAGGTGTTCAGCCTGAATCTGCCGTTGGCAGCGACCGACTACTACCTCTGGTGGGACTTGTCCGACGAGACGCTGAAGATCACGGCAGCGACGGCTTTCCCGACGATGTGGGACGGCACCTCGAACCCGCTGGCCTGGATCATGGGTGGGAGCTTGTTCCAGGACAGGCACCTGACGGGGCAGTTGGACAAGCCGACGAGGGGAGTTCCGCTGTACGTGTTCCAGCAGGGGAGCGGGGGACCGGCCACGATAGACGAGGCGACCCTATGCGACCTTCGACGGAACGTGACGAAGGCTGCGCTGAAGAACAACCTGACGGTAGGACTGAGGACGGACTGGGCGACAGCGAACTTCGTGCCGTTCGCCAGCCTGCCGTTGCTGAACGAGACGGAGGCGCAGTTCGGATGCTTGGACGCGGCGTTCAGGTACATCAACGCCATGCCTCACGAGTGGGGCAATGACGAGGTAGGGGGACCGGCCCTGATCAAGAGGTGGGGCAGGATCGTGGAGGTGGTGGGGTACACGGAGGAGAGGCACTGGCTCCAGGTGCCACCGGACACGGAGATTGCGGGGTCCGGGTACTCGGTGATCGGATTCCATGCGAACGCCACGCCGGAGACGACGACCTTCCCGGCCGCGCCCTACCCCGTGATGCTGCTCGTGGGGCACGGGAACTCGCTTCGGAACGTCATGGTGTACGCGAGAGGGGACATTTCGGAACGGGCTGCGGTGGGGCTCGTAGGGCCGTCCAGCACGTCACAGGTGGCTCTGATCGGCAAGACGGTGTTCGAGGACGTGATCGTGATAGGAGAGGGGTGCTGCGGTGTCCTGGGGCAGACGGCCTCTGCCTTCTCGAAGCCGGAGGTGGTGTTCAGCCGGTGCCTGATCATGGGGTGGGACGAGGGAGCGCACGGAGTAGCGGCAGCGGGCATGTACTTCGAGACGGACATGACCGGAGTGACCATCGTGGACACGCTGATCATGGGTCAGGACAGCGGAATCCGGGTTCCGGGCTGGGTGTACTCGTCCAGTATCGACCGGAGCGTCGTGTGGGCAACGACAGGATTCGGGGGGCCTGGAGTCCTGTACCCGAACGGCTACGGGATGTTCGCCCTGCACGTGGACGGCCTGCTGATCCACGATACGCAGGTGATCTCGGAGCATTGCCACGCGCTGAAGCTCGGGAGCGGTGGTGCCGATGGAGGAGCGATCCTGGACGGGTGCTTCACGTTCGGGAGCAACCTGAGTGGGTCGCTGGTTGCCAGCCAGTTGTGGGTCGATGTCAGGGCAACTCCAGCGATCCTGAGAGACAGCTACATCGACGGGCCGGACTACGACGCGACGGAGACCTCCAACGTGCTCGTTGGCCTAGTCACGAACGGGTCGATGGACTTCTCGCGGACCTCGTGCGTGCTGCATGGTGACGCGATTGCATGGGCTGCGGGAGTGAGGATCTCTGGTGGACGAGTCTCGATAGCGGAGAATCACGTGTTCGGGCCATCGTTCGCCAGCCTTGCAGGGACGACCTACGGGATCAGGGTGCTGGCTGCATCCGTGGTGAAGATCGACGGGTGCGTGGTGGACGGGTTCCCTGGCCTCGGGATCGATGTCCCCTACGCCGTGCCAGACGTGTCGATCCGGGGATGCTCGGTTGACGGACAGAACTACGGGAACGGCATTCGGGGCCATGGGGTCATCGAGGGGAACGAGGTGAAGAACTGCCTGTCATTCGGGATCCACGTGTACCCGCAGTCCACCGTGGTTCATAACCGGATCTACGGGGTGAACATGAACTTCGAGCGCACCGACGTTGGGAGGGTGTTGTTCGAGGAGTACGGGGCCTGGGGCATCAGGTACAGTCCCTCGGGTCCGGGGTCGGACGACGTATTCAGTGTCCAGGCTAAAGACAACTGGATCTACGGGGTGTACGTGAACTTGGAGACTGGACCGGACGGACATGATCTGTGCTGCGGAATCGGGCCGGTGAAGGAGGTAGCCCTGAGCCTGACGAGCAGGCACATGAGGAACTGCCACTTCGACGGGAACGAGATCGAGCAGGTGTTGGCGACGGCACCTACGACCAACACGGAGTTCCACGGGATCTACCTGCGGAATCCGGTGAGGCAGGTGACGGCGGATCACAACAGCATCGAGGGGATCGGTGGCGCGAGCGGAGCGGCGTTCTCGTTCGGGATAGGGTCGCTTCAGAGCGGTGGAGGAGCGACTCCGACCTACGTAGAGGACGTGTCGATCTCGGACAACAGTATCGGGAGCGTGATCGGGGAGTATGTGTCGTTCGGGGTCTACTGCGGGTCCGGGTCGATGGTGAAGGTGAACGGCAACGCGGTCTATGGGGTGTACGTGAACCTTGCGACTGCCGTGAACTGCTGGGCGATCCTGTACGCGGATCAGCAGAGCCTCGGGATCCAGCAGTCGAGACTCCAGTTCAACAGGAACCGGATCGGCTCCGGGACGAGCGCGGTGAAGCCTGTGGGCTATGCCTTGCTTGGTGGCATGATGATCATGCAGGCCGACACGCCGACGATCAACGAGTTGGAGGTAATTGGGAACCAGTGCGACAGGGATCTGGAGCAGGGAGTGCAGTACATCCTGATCCTGGCCGATGGACGGAACTTCGAGGTCAAGGAGAACCAGATCAGGTTCTCCGATGGGTCGGAGCCCAGCTACGGGATCATCGTGTCCTCGATGGCCGGTGGTCTTCGTAACGTGGTCGTGGACCAGAACGAGTCGTATGGGGAGTTCCTGTCTGCCTTCGTGGACATTGACGATGTGGACGTGGTGCATGTGGCAGGGAACGTCCAGTACGGATTCGATGGTCTGATTGCGGAGGGCAGCGGGATCCTGCTGAATCTCTGCAATCACATCGATGTCCACGACAACGTGATCGACAGGTGCTATCCGAATCCTGCTTCGGTAGATGCCCTGGTGAAGATCCGGGACTGCCAGTTCGGGAGCGTCCACGACAATGTACTGCGGGGACCGACAGCGGTGTTCGGTATCGACTCGCTGAGGTTCGAGGCGAACGCGGTCCTGTCCTGCGGGGATCTGCACGTTCACTCGAATAAGATCGACCCGCACGGTGTCGCGCTAGGTCCATACGACCTCGGATTCTACGCCATCGGTCTTGGGACGTTCGGCCCGAACATGACGGTCTGGGCCAACGTGTTCGGGACGCCAGCGGTGCCTGGAGTGGACAACCTAGCTGCGCTGCTAGGATCCTACGTGCCGGGGCCTGTACCGAACAACTGGAACGGGGTAGCGTTCGTCTAGGAGGACAAGATGAGGCTTCACATAGAGAACGGTGGAACAAGCGCACTGGCAACGCCATGGCCTTTCCGTGGAGAGGTGGCTGCCGGTACTTCGAAGGATCTGATGCTCCAGGACAAGGGCATCGAGGCGCTGGTGGGAATGACCTTCTACAAGATGTGCCAGCGAAAGGACGGGGTGGTGGCACGGCTATTCCGTGGGACGCCTGAGAAGGAGTACGAGGTGGTCCAGCACGGAGCGGTTGCGATGCTGGAAGAGAAGCCGTAAGGCTTGCAACCGGGGACGTTTCCGGTGAAGATGAGTGTGGGGATGATGAGGTAGGACATGCAGATAAGGATCACGAACAAGACGGCCTATCAGCGGTACGCGCCGCCACCTTTTCAGCAGATGAAGCTGAACGCCTACGGGCAAGGATCGTTGCCCTGGACCTTCTTTCCGAACGAGGACTTCCGTGAGATCGAGAAGCAGATCGAGCGGGACGAGATCGATGTAGACTTCACGCCGGACAGGCTGGAGAAGTATTTCCGGGGCTACTACTCGAAGCTCCTGGAGATTACGGGGATCAAGAGGCCATCGAAGAGGACCTTCCGGGCTGACTATTCTACGGTCCAGGCAGCCATCGACGCGGTGGCATCGGAGGCAGCGGCGAACAACAGGTTCGTGATCGAGCTACCGCCGGATGACTTCGTGGAGAACGTGGTAGTGCCTCCCTTCGTGTACCTGCGGGGCGGGAGCATTGGACGGGACACGAGGCTGTCTTCTCCGTCCGGGGTGACTCTCACGATGCCAGCACAGAATAGCGGACTGAAGGGCATCAATGTGGTGTCCACGTCTGCCAACCCGGCAGACGCGGCCCTACGCTTCATCGCGGACGCGGGGGTGCTCTATAGCGAGACATTCATCCTGGAGGTGGTCTGTGCTGGGGTGAACGGAGCGATGGGGCTCTGGATCGACAACACGGGGCCATCGCAGGTGATCATGCTCTCGTGTGGGGTGGATGGATACGTGCCGGGGGGACCGGCAATCTTCGTGGATGGTGGTGGGCTGGCATGGTACATCGGTGGCGGTGGAGCGCCAATAGGATTCGCAGGATCAACCGACTTCCTGGTGATCAGGGGTGGGGGACAAGCATTCGTGTCGCAGGTGAACTTCTCATGCGACATGGCAGGTGGTGGATCCGCTGTGGACGTGGATGGGGGTGCGTTCATCGGATCGGGCATGATGCTCGATGGCCACAACATCCTGAAGATGCGGAACGGTGCGACGGCTCTCCTTCGAGGGGTGGCATCGTTCGGGGGACCTGGAGCAGGCGGTAGGGCAGTAGACGCAGATGCGACGTGCATCATGATCCAGGACGACGTGTCCATAGATGGGATCGGGGTGCCTACTGGGCACGGTGGGGCTGGATGGTCGGCAGCCGGGATGACGATCATGCAGATGCTCGATCTGGAATTCTCGTCCGGGACCAAGTTCGGGGCGGATCAGAGGCTCACGGCGGTAGGAGTGACGCCGCCTCCGGGAATGAGGTTCCAAGCGGTAGATGCACAGCAGGGAAATCCGGCGGTTCCGGGGCCTGGATGCGTGCTGACTTACCAGACGGGGCGTGGGTGGGTGGACCAGTCGGACACGGTGCATCCGTAGAGGAGGACAGCCATGAAGATGCAGATCAGAATGGACGCGCAGACGATAGCGGGGCTGCTTCGAGGAAAGGGGATCGACGTTCCCGATGTGGCCGATGACAAGGCTGCCACGAAGCACTTCGGGACCCCCAAGGCGGGGGACAGGTATCTCTCGACTGACGAGCCGAAGCGGCTGATGGTCTACGACGGAGAGACGTGGATCCCGCAGGCGACTTGCAATTGATTGCAATGGGGCAAGGATTGTTTCACGTGAAACATTCGAGGTGATCGATGGCTACTTCCGTCTACTTGTTCACGGATCCGCAGAAGAAGCTCCGGTGGGAGGAGCGATACGTCAGCGAGGGCATCAACAAGAAGCTCACGGCTGAGTCTCACGGCATCGTGAGGGGCTTCGAGTTGGCGGCTCAATCTCCCGCTTCCAAGACGCAGTTCAGGCTTCTGGTGGATCCAGTGAAGCTCGATAGCGTGATCTGCCTCCGGAACGCGGACAACAGGATCATGACGTTGATCGTGGATGGACCGATCACTATCGACATGTCGGCTCTTGCACCGGGGCAATACTGGATCGTGGCGTGGACCGACTACAGCATCGGAGCCTTGACCGATGCCCGGATCTACATCCTGACGACGGCAGAGCTTTCGAACCCGACGTACTCCGGACGGATCGCGGTGATCGGGTGGGTCAACTACAGTGGTGCGACGGACATCGATCCGAACCCGGCTGGAACTCCGAACCTGGGCGTGTCGGACTACTCCCTGACGACGGGTGGGAGTCCGGCGGCGGTAAGGCAGATCGCTCGGAACTACGAGAGCAAGGGACGGATCGACTGGCAGAAGATGATCCGGTTCGGGCGTGCGGACGAGTACATGGGCCTGCACGCGCTCGGGAACAAGCTCGTAGAGGAGTGGAAGCAGTCGAGTCCTGCCTTCCTGGATGTGCTGCCGCAGGACAACGGCTACATGACGGTGGACGACGTAGATCCGGCCCCTCCGTCCGGGGATCTGCATTTCGTGGTGAACGCGAAGTCGGACACGGCTGGAGTGCCGACCACGTTGGTTCTGTCTCACAAGATGCTCACGCACGTCAAGGGTGGCGATGTCATCAGGTTTTCGTTCCAGTACAAGGTGCCGGTGGCATTGGGGGGAGGCGGGAACTGGACCCTTGGCTATGGCATCATGTATCTCGACAAGGACGGGAACATTGTGCCTGCTCCGGGGGCGGTGTCGGCACTTCTGGCGATAGGGGTAGGTGGTGCTGCGACGGCATGGACGAAGCTGGAGAACGAGGTCCATGTAATCGACGGCAGGAACATCGTCTACGCGCTGCCGATCCTGACGATCATCCATACGGACAACACGGGGGCGAACGTCTACTTCTACTTCGACGACTTCGAGATGGAGGTACTGGAGGGGCGGGGACCGCAGTTGGATCCGTCCGTGGATGCGAACGAGCACGTGATGCAGCCAGTGAGTGCATCGGTGCTGCGGATCCGGGACTGGGCATGGGATGTGTTCCCGAACCCGACGCAGGTGCAGATCATCGATTGGGAATTGGTAGCGGGGACAATCCTTCCGGCCGCGGGAGTGGCGGGTGGTGGACGGTCGATAGTAGTGCGACGTAAGAACGGGCCTGCCGTGCCTCCGCATCCTCTCTTTGAGATGGAAGGAGATATCGGCGTCAAGGCTGGGGTGGGGCCTGTGGGAAACACGAGGCACAGGCAAGCCCTGTTCGAGCAGAACACGCCGCGAGCATGGGCAACGCTTCAGTGGAACGGCGTTGCGCTCGTGATGACGGACAGCTACGGCTTTGATTCTGTGGCGACGATAGGAGCCGGTCACTACCGTCTGACGTTCGATCTGGACGAGGATGGCAACGATTGGGTGCAGGACTCGAACTACTCGGTTGCGCTGGGGTTCTCGCATGGGAGCGTGATACCTGCGACGGGCAGGATGGTCCATGTGGTGTCGAAGGCTCCGGGACCACCTGCGACACTGGATATAGCCTACAGATACGACACAGGTGTAGCGTGGAACCTCAACGATCCCAACATCCCCGGCGATGAAATCTACGTTCAGATATTCGCGGCTGACTGATGCCTGGATTCGGGATAGGTGGGTTCGGCTCCGGCTACTTCGGAGAGTGGTACTGGGAGAACGATGTCCTGTGGAATCAGATCCCGGAGATGAGACGGCTCCGGGACGAGAAGCAGGGCGAGTCGTTCATGCGGAACTTCGTGAACACTATCATCCCGTCCGTGAAGATGCTGCGGGAGTCGATTCGGGACTTCTTCAACCTGAGAAACCCTTGGACATGCAGGACGAGGTACAACCAGCGTCACGAGATCGAGATCGTGTCCATCGAGCAGCATGAGTCGGACGATCCAGGCAATCGTTGGCTCTCACTCTACATCAAGGGAAGCCCCATCGAGGAGGCGTCGAAGACCTGGGTTATCGAGACGCAGGACTTGGCGTTCAAGCGGTGGGTGGTCGAGAGGGTCTACAAGCTCGACAGCGACACGACGCTGGCAACCTCGAACTGGCGGGTGGTGATTCACGGGACAGAGGATCAGCCGGTGGTCGGGACGAAGTATTGGTTCCGGCCAGAGGAGCAGATCGTCCACTTGGGAGCCGACTTCGGGGAGGAAGTGGACCAGTATCTAGGGGAGGCTCGGGAGCGGTCGCAGATCCTCCACCATGACCAGCGGAGGATGTGGAAGGGGACGCAACAGGGCTACGAGTACATCTGCAAGCTCTACGGGTTCACGGTGTCGTTGTGCCACCTATGGAGAGTGCGGTGCGGGTTCGAGTCCTCGTTGCCGCCGGACGAGGTGTTCGAGATCCCGGTGGGGAGTGGGAAGTTCTACACGTGCGTTGAGCCAAGGATGCCACTCTACGATGAGATCGCCGCGGACATCATCCCGACCGACATCTTCTGCTCGGATCCAGCGTTCTCGTCTGTGATCCCGTTGGGGCCGTACCCAATCTCGTCAGGGGTAGCCTTCACGAGTCCCTACGCGGGATGGGAACTGACGATCAATGCACCGTCCACGGCACTACTTGCGATTGCATGGCCGGGGCACTGGCACCTGGACGTGACGAGCGGGGGCACGACCTACAGCTACTACCTGGAGGCGATTCCGGAGTACCTGGGGGCGAACGTCTGGAAGGTGATCGTATCGGGAGCAGGACCGGCTCCTTCGGGGCAAGCCTTGTTCGACTATGCCTGTCCGATCTGGCTGGACTGCTGCTACTGCGGGACGCACAAGATCGGGGTGGAACTAGAGTACGATCCCTCGGTAGCGATGACGGACCAGGAGAGGCTGTACGTGTTCGAGCGGGTAGTCGATGCGATGTACGACCTGAAGCCGATCCATGTGGAGTTCGCACGGTTCGCCTTGGTGATCCACGCGAAGGCCAGCCTGAATCTTCGGGCCTTGCTTCGGAAGGGGATATCGAGGAGGCTTGTCGCGGGCCTTCGCTATCTGTACGATGTCGTGGAGGCCGATGTGATCTCCACGGATCTGTACTCGTTCACGGCCACGTTGACGCACTGAGGAGGGTGAGGACATGACAACGGTAATAGGCGTCATCGCGGAATCGCTGGAAGAGGGATGGGCGAGGTATCATGCGGATCCCGTAGATCCTCTCGGGTTCTTCGACCGGATCTTCGGGGGGGGCTTCAAGATTGGGGAAGGGGGATGGCAGTACACCGTACCGCCGACGAAGGTGCCGAAGTCACCTAACCCTTCCCTGACGGACTTGGATTGCGTTGAGAACCCTGGCAGCTATCCGGTAGACAGCCGGTTCGTGTTCCCGTCGATAGGAGTGAAGGCGTTCAACAGCATCCTGTTCGTTGCTCCGAACATCGTGAGGATCGAGTGTGTGGTGGACTTCGGGGAGGCGAATGACGACGGGTTCGGGAACCCGCCGGAGTTCTGGGAGTTTGCGATCTTCGACTCGGCCGGACACATGGTAGCGTACTTCACCTTTCCCGTGGACACGAAGTACGCGACGACGCAGTTGATCTACGAGATCGATATCATCATCTGAGGAGGAAAGAACCATGATCCCGATAATAGTGGAGCAGGCATTGGCGGTAGGGGGGCAGTTCAACGGGACGGCTCCGACCGGGAATCCGACCGATCAGGATGGGGTGAGGGCCTATCCGCCGGAGATAGGGGTGGCTGGTGGAAGGTTCATGGCAGGGCCTCCGGTGGACGTACCGGGCCTTCCAGCGTCTACCCGAAGGGAGATGGAGCTAGGCAACCCCAGGCGATTCCTGACGGTCCAGAGGGTCATTCTGGACATGACGGGGCTGCCTGTGGGCGGGACATGGGATCTGAGGATCAGGAGCGCGGGCGGGATGGATGTGCTGTGGGTGACTGGTGGGGTCACGGAGTACGTCTTGACCGATCCCGATGCCCTTCGTCTGGCCCCAGACGAGTGGCTGGAACTGACGACTTCCGCAGCGGCTACCGGAGCTTGCCTCGCAAGGATCACCTTCGAGAAGATCGTTGCCTACCCGAATCCGTAGACAGTCCCTTGACAAAACACGCTGTCCTGTTATAGTCAGAGTGACGGGACTGGTTCTTGGCGTCGAATCGGCCCCCTGCACTATGGGGGGCCAGTGGGACCGGCGACGGTGCCTCCGTCAAAGTCAACGTCGCAGGCCCCATTGGACGGTAGAGGTTGGCTGTCTCCGATCTCTACCGTGCAATTGATTGCAATGGCCGAAAGGCTTGACGAGTTCGATGGGAAAGTGGAAGATGGATCTTGTGGTCAAGGCTCTCTTCGCAGCGATGACCGGATGGGTCCGGGGGATCACGCGGAAGCTGACAGCGATCCTCCAGTCGTTCATCGTCATCGTGAGCGGGAGAGTCGAGTGGTGCCGGGACGAAGGGTGTCTGGCACTGCGAAACGAAAAGTGGAGCAGAACTGATAACCTAAAAATCCTGGTGGGCAGGTATCCAAGTGGGTTCCCTTAAGCGCCCATAGGTAGAATGTATGGCTCTTAGCTCAATGGCAGAGCGGTAGAACCTGACCAGTTCTACGCATCCTGGTTCGAGTCCAGGAGAGCCGCAGGGGCAACGCTGTCGAAAACGAATTCTGTCCTCTCCCCGTTTCCAGGGACTACGGACGGATTCTCGACTAGGCAGCGTCCCCTTCTGTTCTTTGAGAACCGAAGTTCTAGATCGAGCCAGGATGGACTGTAGGCTTAGAAGCAGCCATCAGCTAAGGAGTGGCGAGGTGGAAGCGCAGTAGTCAACATGAGGCGAAGGCAAGCAACCCGCAGGAGAACAACCGGAACATAGGATGGTGTGCGACAGACATCTTGTGGAACGGTACGGTGAACTTACATCGGCGGGATTGACCACCGGGGAAAGGTAGCACTCCAGGGGAGGATCGGATAAGCGGAGTCGTACTAGGATGTTCCTTCCGCGCCGTGAGGAAACTGGAGCAAGCCAGATGCAGGTGTTGGCCTCGCTAGTACGAAAGGAGCGCGAGGATGCCTTGAAAGAGGTGAGACACGGAGGACCACGTTGAGTCCCTGGGAATCCGTTAATGCACTGAGTACGCCCGATCAGCCATTGGCGTAGAAGCACACCGTCCTGACTCGATCTGGAACTTCGGTTCATTGCTCTTTGAGAACCTTGGGGACGAAACGGTTTCGACGGTCTGATGGATCGAACGTCGGCGTGTCCATGAGCCTGAGCATGGTTCAATCAGGCAAGATCCAAACGGCAACCGCAAGTCGGTTCCGTCGTACCAGCAGAGGCCCGTCCAGAGCCAGATGGCCCTGGCGGCCTAAGCCGGAAACTACGAGTGAGCGGTCCTGT